TCTTTATTATCAAGCATCTTCCTATAATACGATATAGGTGTTTGATAATCATTAAGTCTATTTAAGTCCATTGGCGTTCGTTCAACACAACAGTATCTGTTGATAGTATTGTTTTAGCTACAGATACCGCATTTTCTAATGCACATCTAGTAACTTTAAGTGGATCAATTATATTCTTTTCAAACATATTAGTCAAAGCTGGAACTCCAATTATTTCAATAGGTTTATTTAAACTCATCAAAATTCCCAACTCTACTGAGTTATGTGATAAATTTTTAATTGTTTTAACCACTACTTGATTTGTATTATACAAAGCAACTCCACCTCCTTGGACGATACCTTCTTCTAACGCACAAGCTGTTGCCAGGACTGCGTCATCATATCTATCCTTACGCTCTTTCATTTCTATTTCAGAAATTCCTCCAACTTTAATTATAGATATCTTGCCAGTAAGATTTGTTACTCTTTGTTCTATTAATTCCTTATCTTGCTTAGTTAGTTCTTTAAGTTTTGACAAAGCCTTTAAGTCGTCTATGTATTCTTTAATATCAACATCGCTATGTTTAACTAGTATGCTATTATTTTTAGTTACTTTTAAAGACTTTAATCTACCAAATGATGTTAGACTATACTGCTTAGTAAGATTGCTTATTAGATCAGCTCCAGTAAAGTCGGCAATATCACTAAGTAAATCTTTTCTATATTGAGAAAATCCAGGCGCTTTGATAACACATAACTTAAGTGATCCACTTAATACATTCGATTCAAGTAATCTTAGTAAATTTTCAGATAAACCTTCTGTAATAATTAACAAGGACTCATTGTTTTCTGCTATTTGCTTAATTGGAGTTTCAAATGATTTAAGATTTTCTAACTTACCATCTATTAATAAAACATATGGGTCTTCAAAATTACATTCAGCTTTTTTATTTGTGTTTATAAAGTGTTTTGAAAAGTAAGATACTGGTAACGACATACCATCTATTAACTCTAAAGAGTCTTCATTGTCATTACTTTCTTCTACTTTAATTATACTTGCGTGATTATAAGCTTGTTGTATAATTTCTCCAATATGTATATCGTTATTAGCTGATATGCTAGCAAGGTATTTAATGTCTTTATGCTCTAATTTTTTTGAACCTAGTTTTAGTTGCTCAATTACTTTAGGTATAATCTCATCAAAAGCTTTGTTTATTTCATTTGAATCAAAGTCTTTAAGGTTTTGTATAAAAGCATTAGCTAATACTATAGCTGTTGTAGTTCCATCTCCAGCTAAATCAACTTGTAATTCAGCAACTTCTTTCACTATTTTAGCTCCAATATTCTCTATAGCATTTCTAAAATAAATCTCTCTAGCTACTTTAACTCCGTCTTTAGTTATTTCTGGGTCTCCATATTGATTTGATATAATCACCGTCTTACCTTTGGGGCCCATTGTGGAAGCAACTGCTTGCTCCATCTTTGATACTCCGCTAAATAATAGTTTTCTAGCTTCATCTTTAAAATATATCTCCTTATTCGTAGTTAAGTCCATCTTCAAATGCGTTAAGTGTTCTACTCCCTTTATTTCTTCCGTCCATTTCTTTTTGTTCGCTTAAAACTTCTTTATAAGCAGCTTTAAGATTACGCATAATATCTGGTATTCCTTTATTAGCAGCTACAATCATTGGAAGCGTTGTTACCGTTCCGCCACTACTAGTTCTTTCATCAAGTAATTCATTTGTTTTTAGAAGGTAATCTGATATATCATCAGCAGACTTCAATGAGCTCTTGTATAGTTTAGCTATTGGACTAATAGACATTTTTTCATAAAACTTAATAGCTTCACTAATTACGTTGTCTATTTTCCAATCAGCGTCTAAACCAATATCTTTTATTATCTCTTTACATCTAACTTCATTGTTTGTCATATCTACATAGTCAGACCTAATGTCTGAATAATAATATATAAATAACATCTCTTTAAATGCTGTTTCTTTTTGTCTAGATTTATCTCTTTTTAGTATTGCCTTAAATGGCAAAACGCCCCAAGCTTCTTCTGAAACCTGGAGCGAGAAATCTACCATTGTAAATAATTTCATTATTTATCTTTAGTAATTGGCTCAGCTTCAAGAACTTCTGGTTCTTTAACTGGCTCAAAATGAGCTTTTAAAAGATCTAACGCCTGACTAACTACTGCAGCATCTTTCAATCCAAATACTCCTTTTGATGAAGCCATATTTAATGCCTGATCTATTATATTAACTACTTGTTGCATATCTCCCATTATTTTAAAATTTTTGCTTTAATAAATCTATCTTCAATTATTGCGAAAGTATTAAGTCCAATCTCAATTGGATCTACCTTAATTTGCATTTTCATTTCATATGCATTATTTGTTTCTGTTTTTACTGGTGCCATCATTTTTTCTAAATCAATAAGCACTTCATCTCCAGGACCAACAGTTATATCTTTAAATGTGAATCCACCAGCAACGATAAATTGCCTATCCGATAACACGTTTTCTGACAATACTAATTCCCCATCTTCTTCTAAATTATTTAATGTTATAATAACTTTATTAAATAATGGTTGCAACGGAAAGTCAACTATAATTTCTCCAACCTCTTCTTTACTCAATCTCATTCTTATTTTGTTTTAAATTATGATATTCTTTTAACTTATCTTTTTGCTTTAAAAGCTTTTTATATACATTGTATGTAGTATATAATTTTCCTAGATGCGCGAAGATAAAATTTGTTTTTAATTTATTAAATTCAACTTCATCTTCTATCCCATCTAATTTTATATTCACTATAGTTTCTCTTGCAAACCTATATGGTGAATTTACTATTTTATTTATAACACTGTCTTGTAGATGATGTTTTAAACCAATTTTATGCATTAATAGTTTAACCTTATCACTATCTACTTTATTCATTATCTACTATATTAAAATTAAATATAATTTTAAAGTTTTTACAATTGTTTGTCAATTCAGGAATAAACTTTTTAGATATTTCTCCATCAACTATAACTCCTTTTTTTCTAAGAGTTGTAAGTATGTTATGAAGACCATTACTATTCATTTTTTTTCCTTCAAACAAAGCGTCGTCCATTATCTTTATTTTAGTATCATAATCAAATATAACTTTCCATAATATCTTATTGTTAGTTATTTCTTTCTTATATTGATAATGATAATATAAAAGTAATGACAATACCTGCTGCTGCTGATTGTTAAGTTTGTGAAAGCTGCTTGTAACATCTAACCATTTAAGAAATAAATCTTTTAACTTAACATTTAAATTAGCCTCTTTAACATTAATCATTTTTTCTTTTTTGTACGTAATCATTGTATTCATATATGTTTTTAAAATCTCGTAAATCATTCACTGATCCACATCTAAAACATACATTGTTATCAATTTCATCTACTACAATATGCAAACTATTACAGTGCTTACAAGCTACTACAGGTTCGCTGTCGTAGTCTTTTAATTTATTCTCCTTAATCTCCCTAATTTTGTTGTCTAAGTCTTTAATATATTCTGTATCAAACACCGGAAACGGAGATAATACATTATAGTAGTGAAGGTGATTAGATAGCGCTATCAGGTATTCCGTTACCTTCTTGCTTTCCATTTGTTATTTTAATTTTAGCTGACCATAAGTCATTGTTATTATTATTTAATACTATTTTATAATCGTAGTTAGAATGTTCTTTTCTAAATGTTTCCATATTTGTTACAAACCTATCTACCTTATCTAGTATTTCTTTTATTCCTGTTCCTGGTATTTCGTATGTGTTATTCAATTTTATTATCTTTTTTATATTGTTCCCATTTATCATCTTCCATTAAATCTGGGAATCTTTGACCATTATTACAACTCTTAGTTGTAAAGAATCTGCCTGGAAGTTTACATCCACAGTGTTGGCATTCACCAGCCTTAACACAATCATCTTTACATTTAAAATGCCTAAACGCTATTTGTTCTTTAAATGCTTGAGATACTAATCCTGCTTTATCTAATATCATATTAGCATTACCTGATATGTAATTATATATATTACTTAATGTTATCTCGTGCTTCATCTAATTCTTGTTTATAATTTAACTTCCCTAACAAGACAAACTTCTCCATTGAATCTAAATCTCTTCCTAATAACGGAGTCACATATTCTTGTAAATTATCTTCTGTAAAAATAACATCCAGTTTTCTAAGGTCTACAGCTATTGCCTCCATATTGCCAAGTCCTTTGTAAAACTCTTTAAGATGTTGTTTAACTTTCTTCTTTTCTTGAAGTTTAAACTTTCTTTGTGATGATTTATACGATTCCATTATGCCTTAAAAGTTTTATATTTAGACTCTCCAGACATTACTAACAGTTCCATATATCTATCTATACTTAGTATCATAAAGTCTGCCTTAAACGATACGTTAGATACTTCATCTAATGGATACCCTTGCTTGTATTTAACTAAATCTTTATGACTTCTTAGTGCATCAAACAATACTGTTCTTTGTGCAAAATTAACATTCTCTTCGTTTAATACGCCATTTTTTGTTGGCATGTCTAATACTGTTTCTCCCTGTATTCTTAAATCTTTCATTCTAATTATATCTTTTAATTATTACATCTGTGTCTATTAAAACACTACTATCCGTAAGCACTAATCTTTCTCTTACTTTAAAATTCTTATCTGCTACATATATCTGAACTATATTAGTATCTCTAGTGTCTTTAAATATAGCTACATTAATATCTAATAATCTATCATTACTTCTGTGCTTATGCGTATAATAATGTTGCATGTTAAGTAAATCTTTTTGATTTGAAATCAAATCTTGTCTTATTCTATTATATATATATTCTCCCATTTTTTTATTTATTTATACAAAGGTACAAAATGTTTTTGACATATCCTAATAAAATCGTATTTATTTTTTAATAAATTTAGTTTTATTTAATTCTTCGTCTTTTATCTCTATAATCTTATTGTAAATATCTTGAGACTCTTTAAAGTTTCCTAACCTAAACTGACTAGTCATTTCTTGTGTTAACTCTTTAATTAGTTTTTCAGTTTTAATCCAATCTTCATAACTCATTGTATCTATTCAATAAAAAGTTAGTATAAGACCCATTATCGAAAACATCATTCATATCTATAAACATTTGCACATCTATAGTTGTACCATCTGCAAGATAAGCTATATACTTGCATTGTTCCATTTTAGCAGCCCAGGTTTGAAACCCTACTGGATCTGTGTCTCTTACTATTACTTCAGCTTTAAAGTAAGGTGCTGATTCATTACATATTACTATTTCTGCCATGTTGATTCTATTTTATTATCTTTTAATCCAGTATACATAAGGAACTCATATAATGTCATATGTTTATATTTCTCATTAAGTTTATATTCTAATGTTCCTGGAGTTTTAACTCTCTCTAAGTAATCTTCTTGTTGGTTTAATATTTCAAAATCTAATATTCCTTTATAAGGATCTGGTCCTTCATATTCTTTTATAGTACCTTCTCTAAAACTCATACTCTTTAATTTATTTATACAAAGATAATAATAATATTTGACATATCCTAATAAAAAGTGATTTATTTTTAAAAAAAAGCAAAAAAAAACTCCATACATAGATTTACTACATAGGAGTTAGCTAATAACTATATCTACTATAGTTATATATATTTATCATTACTTATTAAGCGTAGCGAGGTTTCCCAAAGAATCGTAATTCCTTAGAAAATCTTGGCTTACCAGTGTTATTGAAGTCGTCATACCTCGCAAAACCCGTGATCTCCACATCTAATTGCCCATTAGTGTTATAGTGGAGCAACAATATCCTAAATAAGTTGCATTTTATTTTACTGAGCTACAAAGATACAATTAATATTTGACATATCCTAATTTTTTGTCACTTATTTTCAAATATTTGTATTACGTAATAGCACTTTATGTATTTCTCTATACAACCATCCAACTAAATACGCTTCTGCTTCATCATTATCAACATCTAATTCCATCATACAATCTTTAAATATCTGATTTTTGATATGAGTAACTTCATGTGCTATAGTTCCTAAGTCTTCAGTTTCAAAAGCTACTATATATTTTCTAAAATGTTTTTCATTAGATAAAAATACAGCTCCGTAGTTATCTAGCTTTATAGTCTTGTATTTTTCCTGTACATATGACAAATCTTTATCAAATATTATAGTTAAAGTTCCTTGATATATAGGAATCTTTATTGTTTGTTTAATCATAGTTTTATTATTTATGTAAAGATAATAAATATATTTGACATTTCCTAATTTTTTTGGAAAAATTTTTTGAAAAGTTTTTTAAAATTTTAATTATTAATGAGTGCGCTTGCTAAGCCAAGATCATACCCCGACTTCTTCAAAATTTTGGGATATACCCGTACTGCAATGTATGGAGTTGTCCTGTAGATGTCTAATCAGATGACACGTAGCTATGAATCAGCACTGTCGTCACAATACTCTAAACGTTATGAACGCTAAAAGATTTATCAAAGACGACCAAACTGTATGGTCAAAAGACACAATCGTTAATGGACAACCAAGAACGATAGTATCGGCTTGTGTTGAAATCATTGACGAGGTTTTGAATCCTACAACATTGTTTGTTGCAGAAGAAAAATCTATGGTGTGGATTAAAGGTAACTCTGAAGAATTGGTTGATAAAACTATTAACTCTGTAATAAAACAGGTTAATAGCGGTACAATCAAACCTTACAGAGCCTTTAGTGAAACACCGTTTTACGAAGACCAAGAGGAAGATATCAATCCTACTACTGAACAACCATTAGGTCGTTTCAGCCAAGTAAGGTTGTGTCCTGCGGATAAACACGCAAGTCTTCACCGTCAGTTTATTACATTGGATACATTGCCAGCATCAACTGCAGTTCAACCTGAACTTAAAGTTGCAGAGGCAGATGTTTAACAATCGTAATTAGCAATAGATAGCCCTCGAAAGAGGGTTTTCTTTTCAACTTTCAACACACACTTGAGTTTCAGACGTCTTTTTTTGTCAACAGATATCCAATCTATCCACATTCGTCCGAAGATATTATCTTTGTGTGACATCTTATCGATAGTGAGTGATTGACTATATCATAACACACACATCCAACAATTCACACAACAATTTTATCATAACAATTATAATTATACTATAGCATTTTATGAAGACATTTATAATCAAATCACTAATATCATTAGCTATTATTGCAATGATAATTTATACATTTTCAAGCATATTTTAATCAATAAAAAACAATTAACAATTAAACATTATGAAAAAATTATCATTAGCATTCGCATTAATAGGTATATTATTTTTATCTTATGGATTATATCTATCATTTAATTTATCAGACTTAACACAAAATTTAATATTGTATTGCTTTATTGGAGGATTTGTATCAAGTATGTTATTCTTAATAACAGATAAATTATCAGAATAATAATGGGCTCTTTTATGAGTCTTTTATAGTACAATTACTTGACGCACTAGATAGTAATGGTTGAATGTATGTGCAAATGAGTATTCTCAGCTAATAGAAATAAATGAGAATAGTAATGTGTAAATAACTATTATATACCCATCGTGGATAGATAGTTAATGTGCAATCATATTATGACTAACAATCTGCTTAATAAAAAACTCAATAACTAATGTTAAGTGCACCAGTTTCTATACAATACAAGTTGATATGTTCAACCGATTGTTAAGTATAGTTTTAGGTGTAAAACATAAATTACTAAAACAAAAATTATGAAAACATTAAAATACATTTTAGGAGTAATATTAGGATTATTAGTCTTAATATTTATAGAAGGAATACTGACATTGGGTCAAGCATTTATTTTTGAACAATATAACTGGTTTGGGTATTTTATCCAAACATTGTTAGTATTAGCGACAATTATTATTTCTATATTTTCTACGCAAGAAGAATTAAGTAAAAAATAACTATAACCTCAGTAAAGTTAGAAAACTACTGAATTACAACATATCTCATATAATCACATACCTTTAGTGATAATTGGCAATAAGCTTATATGAGATGTGATTGAATTAAAGAAATTAAATCACACATAGAAAGACAAACAAGTGGCAATCCTACATTACTAAATTACTTCATATAAGGCTTAAAATTGAAGTGGATGTGGAGCAGTTATCGAAGGCTACAATGCTACAAGAAGTGTTATGTTTGTTGAGTATGAATCAGACATTAAATTGTTAGCACGACAAATGTGATTTCCTATCTTGAAAGATGTGTGATTTTATAATAAACAGGTTAAACATTGAATACCTTTGTACAGATATTAGAGACTCGAAATCTCCCAAGGCCTGCTCAATATGAGTTAGTACATAAAGATACTATCAGTAATGGTAGATGTGTTGTTCCCTTGAGAAAGGAATATATGGAGAGTGTAAAGCAGATTGAATTATTTATAATTCAAAATGATAACTGATATGATGTATAATCACTACAACACAAATGAGTTCTCAGCAAGTAGTTAAAAGAAAGAGTAATAATATTCCCTAGCGGTCTCCTACTTAACTACGTGACCTTAATCATTAAGTAAGCAGCGAGGGCTAACTTGCAAGGCTATAATGAAGGGTGCTAAAATAAATATAAACTAAACAATTAAATATTATGAATAATTTAAGAAATAGAATAGAAAACTTTATCATTTGGTTGGCAAATGAATTAAAAGAAATTTCAAGGAATTGTCCTAAAGAAACAAGATGGTAATGAAAAACATACATATATTATTAACAGAAAAATCAAGTAAGTTAATATCATCTGGTAAAGAATTTACATTACTCAAAAATCTAACTATAGATAAAAGATGTAAAAACATCTATATCACTTCTGATGAAGAAATTAAAGAAGGAGATTGGTTTTTTGTAGCACTTACTGATAAAATTGGTAAATGTGAAGATATAATTTGTGAAAAAAATATATGTCTTTCTCATTGGTGTAAAAAAATCATCCTAACAACAGATCAAGACTTAATGAAAGATGGTGTACAAGCTATTGATGATGAATTTTTAGAATGGTTTGTTAAAAATCCAGGTTGTGAGAGTGTTGAGGTTGATAAGGCTGAACACGGAATGTATAAAGACGATGTGTATTACAAATTATCTAATAAGATATTTTACAAAATAATAATTCCAAAAGAAGAACCTAAAAAGAATTTCTATTGTGGTGATGAAGTTGATTATGATGATAAATGTTTAGAGCAATGCGATAGGTGTGTTGATGCCACTGGTGTTGATTATGGTTATCTTCCGAAAGAACACGTTGAATTAATCAATAAAAACATTGATGAGTTTGATGAAAAGATTAAGGAGTTCAAACATGAATCTAAAGTACTAACTACAAAAGAAGTAATGGAAGGAAGAAGTAGTGCTTACGAGTTTATTGATTTTGACAAACAAGAAACACTTGAAGAAGCTGCTGAAAGATTATACCCAGGAGTAGATAGACAAGTAGACAGAATGTTGTTTATTAGTGGTGTTAAATGGCAAGCTAAAAGAATGTATAGTGAGGAAGAAGTGTTAGAAATTTTGTTTGAATCTTCTTGTAATAATGATATTGATAAAAAAGAAATGAAAGAATGGTTTGAACAATTTAAAAAGAAATAAAAACAATTAAATAAATAAATTATGATTACAATTATAATAATACTAGCAATTTTCTTAGTAGTTATGCTAAATGTATATGTGCCAGACCATACAACTATTAAAGAAAATAAAGTAGAGCATAAATCACCATTGGATCCTTATGTATCAGAAGACAATGTTGTTGCAAAAGCAAAAAGAAAATATAAACCAAGAAAACCTAAAGCAAAAACAAAGTCTTTAGAGGATAATAGTATTGATAAAAATATAATTATTACTACTAAAAAGATTAAAAAGAATAAAGTATAATATATTTATGAGTCGCAATATAACGAATATGATAGTTATATTCCGTGAAACTTTGAAAGCTTCATTGTAAGTAAATCTTATAAATAGTGAAATTCAAAACTTAAGGTGGATAATATCCTTATTAAACCGTTATAGTCGGTTATTTTTAAAACTAAACTAAAGCAAAATTATGAAAACAGCTACAGTATTACAACAACAAGGTTATACAGGTATTAAAGTAACATCAATGTTAAGCGCCTGTTTATGTGTGGAAATGAAGAAGCATCTTCGTTTGGTGCAATTAGATAACTTATCTTCTATTAAGAATAAATACTTCAAATTAGGTTATATTTCAAAAACAGAAATGAATCTTCTATGGAATATCTATTGGAACTTTGTTCTTAATGATTATAGATTTAGTGATAAATCAAAACAATACACTGTGGTTACGGGAATAACCAAAGCAGAACCAAAGCACATTGGTATGCAAATGTTAAATCAATTAGAACTAGGATTATGAAAAAAGTATTATTATTAATATTTCTTTTAGGAATATTTGTAAGTTGTCAAGAAACTAATGGAACAGTTTCAACAACTAAAATGGAATTAAGGCAACTTGTAAGTAAAGAAATCATTACTAAAAACAGTAGTGGCTCTTTCTTTGTTATAATGGGAGGATATTCTTCAAGTGAGGAAAGGAGAGATGTTATAAAAATGTTTGTAAAGGTTGATAATAGTTATTATAAACTATTAAAATTAAACCTTGAAGATGTAAATGTGGTTATAGATAATAAAATAAATAAACCATATTTAACAGTAACAGAGCAAAGCAATTGGGAAAAAACTGATGCTCAAATATTACAATACATAGGATATAATGATAATATATATTTACATTGTCCTGAAAAGTATTTGCCTGAAAAATTATTAAGTATTGAATTAAATTAAACAAAAAACAGTTAAAACAATTAAAATTATGAAAAAGTATTTATTATTAGCATTTTTTATGCTATCGACAACGTTTTATGCGTCTAATGAAACAGAACCGTCTAAGTTAGACGATGTGTTAGCTACAGTAGTGGAAAAAGGATTGGCATTAGCTGAAAAAACAGGTACATTTGTTATTGAACAAGCCCCTGAATTAATTCAAGAGTTTTATCAATGGCATCTATATGAAAATATATTTTATATATCCATTGGTGTTTTAATTATTATTTTAGGATGGGTTTTATCGTTCAAATCAGCAAAATATATTAATAAAAATGATTTTTTTGATTCACCACCGCCAGCGGTAATATTTTTAATAGGTGTATTTGGAGGACTTGCTATATTATCAACAAATTTATACGATCTAATATTCTTGTATACAGCGCCAAAGCTATATCTAATAGAATACTTTATAAGATAATAAAATATCTCGGACAAGCACAAAAGTGCAGGAAGAAAGTGGAATAAGAAGTTTTCGTACCACATATTTTATAGAAGAGAAGGGAATGTTTTAACGAATGTTCCCTATCTTTAAATGTTTCTATAGTATAACGGTAGTGCAGTAGTTTGCAAAACTATTAGTATTGGTTCGAATCCATTTAGAAACTCATATTGCGGGATGGACTGGAGTTGGTTCCAGCCGAGTCTCATAAGCTCAGTTACATAGGTTCGAATCCTATTCCCGCTACTAAATAAATTAAATAACTAAATAAATTAAAGATTATGAAAATTCAAAAAGAAAAAGAAGTGTTGGGTGTATATGAAACTCCATTTAAAAATCAACAAGAATTGAGAAATAGCATTGTTGACAAGTTTGTAAAATTTGGAAATAAAGTTCGTTATCAAGTTAAATTAACTGTAAAAGGATAATGAATAAAAGGGTTAAATCTTGGTTTAACCATCTATTAATAAGATATATACCAAGTATACAAAAGATCGCTCAATTAGAAGCTAAAAGATTAGTAAGTTATATTACTGAAAATTTTAGTAGAGAAGATCAAAAGTATTTATTAGATGAAATAAATAGAAATCTTGTTGAATTTAGAAAACAAGAGATTGAAGATAAACTCATCGAATTAGAAAAAAACGAGGCTGAATTAGTCTCACTTAACAAAAACTTAGAAGAACTATTAATTAAGTAGAATGGTTACGAGCTAAGGGATCACATCGCTAAATCCATATTCGAGAAGGTATTTATATTGAAATCGTACAGCAGTTTTAGGCTAAGTCTCATAAACTCACCAGCACTCGCCACTGGATAATTAATAGGAAAATAGTAATAAAGCGACTAAAGTAAAGTAACGTTTGTAACCTGAACAACTTTTATAGTATAAAAGCTATTTTCATTTTCTAATTTAGGCTTTCAAAGAGTGTGCCTTAAACACTCTTTTAATATATATAAAGACTCTTGATTAATAAGTTAAGAGTCTTTTTTTAAATTACAAAATAAACTAAATATTAAAATTATGAATATGAAAAAATTTACAATAAAATGGAAAATATAACATTAACAGATGATGTACAAAATGAAAAATTTAAGTATATTATTGAAAATACTATATTAGAATTTAATAGAGTATTACATAATTGGGAATTAAATGATAAAAAACCTGACTATAATGATAGATTAAGTTTATTTAGAAGTTACTTTGCTAAATTCTTTAAACAAAAATTTAGTTGGATAATATATAATCAATATATTAGAAATAATTATCCATTATATATAATAGATAAAAATAAGTTAATTAATATTGATTTAAATTTATCTGAATTGAATCAAACTACAATTGCAACATCATTTAATAAATTTATACTATTATTTGACTTTATAAAATTTAATGATTTACATCAAATAAATGATAAAACAAAAGATTACACAAAAATAACAAACCTAGACGGTATTGTTGATTACGAAAAATTAGAAAATATAACTTTTTAAAATTAAATAAAAATGAATACAGAAAATCAAAATCAAGATCAAGGTAAAGAAGCTAAAAAAGTATTAGCTGGATTTGAACAAACAGTTAAAAAATTAACAGCAATTGTTAAAGGCCCAGAAAATCTTAAACTTACTAGCAAAGTAAAAAAAGACGCAATGCAAGAATTAGTTGAAGAACTATTTAAGGAAGAATCTGAAGCTACTGTTAAACAAGTAAAAGAAGATTTAAAAAGTATGTTGAAAGGATACGTTACTTTAAACAGTTCACTTGTTGAAGAACGTAAAAAATTAAATGCTTTAGAAGTTGCCAAAAAGAAAGAATTTAATGCTACTGCGGCTAAATTGTTTGCTAAAATTGAAGGCGTTGATTCTTTAACAAAAGAATATTTTGAAGCTTTTCAAGAAGCAGGCAATGCTATTGAAGAAGAAGATGATGAAGAAGAAGATGATGAAGAAGAATAAATAAACGCTGGAATAGACTAAAATCTTTAAAAAAGAGTGTTATATAACAAGTCTTAATTCGGTATAAAAATAAATCATTGGAATTAACTATTAATTCCAATGGTTTTATAATAAAATAAATAAAGGGGGTGCCAGGTTTTGAGGTTGTGCAAGTAATTATATAATTCAGCCAGAGAGATAACTGTAAACTAAGGTGAATATTTTTAAACGGCAAAGATCAAGTATCAGCGAATATGCAAGTAGTTCATAACATCTTAAATGGTGGAACTGAGGTTAAATCTGACATCATTTATGGTGAATTAGAATTGGCAGCATAAGTTTAAAACGGTCAGCAAGTTAGAATTCGCGTTGTGCGCTAACCCTGAACCAAAACGTATCCTATCGACGGTTATGAGGATTCTGTTGATTTACCAGTTCATAAAGTAATAGGAAGTAAATTATTTTAGCATAAAACCCTTACAATGTAGAAGCAACTTTTATGTATTAGTCCACATTTAGTAGTTTTTAAGGGACATTAAAGATTAAATTCTACAAAAAGCTGTATAAAATTATATAACAAAAGTATTGATCGACGCGGTTTCGATTACCGCCACCTCCACGTATAGTACTGATAATCAATCAGTTAAGATTGTGATACTTGATCTAACACTAAGAAAGTATCGTGTTTGTGGATGTAGTTAGCATCACGACAAACCCTGTAACAGCTCAGTGTTACCAGATAGAATAGGATTACATAGTATGTGAAGTTCTATCAACGATCTAATAGCTCAGTAGGTTAGAGCAACTGACTCATAATCAGTAGGTCAAAGGTTCGATTACTTTTTAGATCACAAATAAGTGTGTATGTGTTAAAAATAATAGTTAGTGCAAACGTTTAGCACCCTTATCAGTAGATGTAACAATTATAAGCAGTTATATAAATTCTTAAATCTAGTCGTATAACATAAGAATAAAACTTATAATTGGGGAAATGTAGATTAACAACCTACACTATTATTTTATTATTAACTAAAACAAAAAATATTATGACAATAACAACTGCAATTATAGCTGGTATATTAATTGGATTTATAATGTATATATTAGACGATGACACGCCTGATCCATATGCTTAAATAATAAATTATACATACGTGTATAATGTCGATACTTTGGTAAAAAGTGATGAGATAGCGATGAGTAAGCTAGGGCGGTGAATATCCGTGTATGGAAGTTCGATTCTTCCTTATCTCACAAACATTTTCATAATATGTTTAGTTAGTTGATTAATGTGGGTGAACTCAGTGCAACTTGAAAGAGGAGTTGTAACGGTGAAGCAGCGGCTGATAAGCCCACATTTTTTAATAATTAACAATATATGATAAACAAACAATTAACTAATTAAAACTAAATAAATATGAAAAAGATTATAGTATTATTTTATTGCAGAATATGTGTAGACATATTAGGATTTCCTGTGTATTTATTACACACAAAAACAACATTTACTACCAAAAAACAAAATATTATTGATGATTATTTCTTCAATAAAAATAATACAGTTTTATATGAAAATTCATTAATTAAACAACATTAATTATGAAAAAATATAAATTAATTAAAGAATATCCCGGAAGTGTTAAGTTAGGATGTACAAATGAATATATTATATCTGATTGTAGTAAATATCCTGAATTTTGGGAAGAAATTATTGAAAAAGATTATGAAGTATTATCTTATTTAAATGAAAACAATCTTTCAATTTATATAAAAGAAAATAAAAATAATTATTTTTTATCTAAAGAATTTATGCAGGAACACACTGTAGAATATTGTGAAAGATTTTATAAAATTCACTCAATTAAAAGATTATCTGATGGTGAAGTATTTACTGTTGGTGATAAAGTTATAAATGATCGTTTTATAGATAAAATTTGTATTATCGATTATATTTTTGTTACTAATGATGATATTAAAGTTAATTACAAAAATTTAGATGGATGCTGGGTATATAATCAACCTTTAGATAAATTAGTAAAAGCTAAACAACCAATTTTTCAAACTGAAGATGGTGTTGATATTTTTGAAGATGATTATTATTATCAAATTCATTACCCAGAAGATTGGGAAATAACTAAGAGTATTGCTGAAAAAAGAATTAATTATATTAATTTAATAAAAAGTAAAGTGTTATATTCAACAAAAGAAAAAGCTGAAGAATATATTTTAATGAATAAACCTTGTTTATCCTATAAAGAAGCTTCAGATATAATGTTACATCGTGACATATCAGCTCATTATAAAAAAATAATAAGAGAAAAACTAAAAGAATTAGTAAAACAAAAATTAAATAAATAAATTATGCCACAAACTAAACAAGAATTATTAGAAAAGCTAAATTCAGCTAAATTTGAAGGAGGAGGTCACGTTACTTATATCTATGAAAATGGAGTAAAGCAACGTCAACCTATTAATAAATCTATTTTTTATAACGATAAAAAACGTGATAAAAATTTAGACGATATATTAGAAGTTTTTGAAGATACTGCTCACGATTTAGGAGCTACAAGTTTTGAACTCTAAAAGATTAAGATGTGGGGAAGGGTATTATGAAATTAACGGTGTTAAATATATAATACCCTACAACGCACATATATTCTCGTCTAAAAGTGGTAAATTATGTTATTTATCAGGTCTTAGAAATACAACAATGAAAGGATTTAATGATAAATACATAGCAACGGTGAAATTTATAGAAGAAGATAGATTTGAAGAAGTTGATTATGAAATAATAAAAAAATTTTTATGAATTTAATAGAAATATTTAGTATCTTAACGATACATTGGTTTGCTGATTTTGTATTACAAACAGATAAACAAGCAAAAGGAAAAAGTAAGAACTGGAATGATTTGCTATCACATACATTTATATATAGTTCTTTTTGGTATGCAATTGGGGTTGGACTTGTTATTGGAAATTTTAGTTTTGAATACTGGAATTATAATGAATTTGATTTAACTAAATTCGTAATTATTACATTTATTTTTCACACAATAACAGATTATTTTACTAGTAGGCTAAATAGTAAGTTATGGGAAAATGGTAAAATACATAACTTTTTTGTAAGTATTGGATTCGACCAATTATTACATTATATACAGTTATTTTTAACGTATTGGATTTTAACAAAATAATTATGGCAACAAAACCTTATTCAGAATTATCAATGGCTGTTGATTTAATTATGGAAGAATATAAAACATCTAATCCTATTGAAATATCTGAATTTATATGGGAATCATTAGGATTATGTATTAGTATTCACGCTATAGCAGATTATTTAGATATGAATAGAATAGATTATGAAGTAGAATCGATAAAACAATATTATAACTTAATTTATTAATTATGAGAAAAGGATTAGAAATATGCCCTAAATGTGTAGGTGCTAAAGAAATTATGGTAGCTAAAGAGGCACGTGGATTTGAATATAAGAAATGTGATTTATGTAATGGTGACGGATACGTGACATCAGAGCTTGAAGAAGACTATGTGTTAAGTTTAAATGAAGATATAATTGATTTCGATGAGTAAAACAGAAAAAACTAAAGTTATTCAACCTAAATGGCTAGTTATGATGTATAATTATCCTGAAGCATTTGTTGTTAATAAAAAAGATTTTTCAACAAAAGGATTTACTTGGGAAGAAAAAGAAAGTGTAAAGTTTATTGAAATAAAAATAGGACAGATTAATGGATAAAGCTTATATAATAGATTTAAATCTGTTTAAAGAGCAAAATATTACATTAAAAGAATTTGTATGCTTATTATCCATCTATAATAAAGAAGATGATTTAGAAGACAAACATCTATTAAGTTTACAAGAAAAAAATTATATAAAAATATTACAAGATGAAAATGTAATCAGAGAAAAAGGTAAGCTTTTAATAGAGTTTCTTACAATAGATAGTATTGGCTCAATAAATAATAAAAAAACAGTTAAAAAATCATCAAGAGCAATCGATAGTGATTTAGAAAACTTTGTAGATAAGTACAGAGAACTATGGAAGGGATTGAAACCTGGTTCTATGGGCTCTACAAATGGTTGTAGAGAAAAATTACAAAGATGGATGTTAGAGAATCCAAAATATTCAATTGATAACATATATAATGCTTCAAAAGCTTATATAAAATCAGTTGATGATTATAAATATTTACAACAAGCTGATTATTTTATATACAAAAAAGACGCATTTGGAGAGCAAAGTAGGCTGTCTAGTTTTATAGATGAAGATGCAAGTGTAGAAAGTGATTGGACTAAAAAATTAACATAAAAAAATGAAAGAAATTGCTGAAAAAATATATGTATCTGAAATTGATATTGCACCTACTCAGACTAGAAAAGCTTTTATGAGGAAGTTGATTATGCAAAAAGGAGTTATAACTTATAGAGATGAAAAATGCTTAGACATTCAATGTGACAATAAATCAGCATATAGAAGTATTAGTGAACTACATTTAATAGTTAAAACTAGATTTAGATTAACTTCTTTGAAATCTTTAATAAAAATTATTAAAGAAATAATTGATGAAGAAAAATGTATTGCTTTAGTTTGGTGTACGCAAATTAATAAAGTTGTGATTAAATATATGGAAAACAGCAATGGTTACTATATTACCAACTATAGCGAAAGCAACTACTACGAAAATATCGGAGTTGATGGATATTCTTTAAGAATGTATGATGACATTTCAAACAAATTATAAATATAATAAAAAAATAAAAAGATAAAACAAAAAATGTCAACGTAATTAATAAATTATGGCGATAAATGAATAAAAAAGGAGAATTATTTTTAAGAACATTTAAAAGTATTCAAGATAAACGTCAAAGGATACTTGACGGAAAAATAAATTGTATCCCCTGGGGCTTACCAAGATTTGAAGAAGAATCTCCAGGAATTGAAAAGGGTAAGATATATTTAGTAACAGCTGCGACTAAGGTTGGCAAAACACAAATTACCGATTGGTTATTTTTATATAATGTTATACAGCAGGTAATTGATAATAATTTAGATATTAGATTAAAAATATTCTATTTTACATTAGAAATGTCTAAAGAGGAGAAAATGTTATCTTGCTTTTCAAATATACTATATATGAAAGAAGGTATAGTTGTTTCTCCTAAAGAATTAAAATCAACACAATATTCTAAACCATTAAGTCAAGAATATCTTGATATAATAACAAAATATCAACCATATTTTGATAAAATAGAAGAAGTTGTTGAATTTATAGATTCAGTAAGACATCCTTTTGGAATATTTACATTAGTAAGAGATTATGCAATGGCTAATGGGGAAATTCATTATAAAGATATTGATATAGATGGTAATATTACAAAAGTAGTGGATTATTATGAGCCAAAAGATCCTGATGAATATGTAATAACGATTATAGACCATATTGGATTAATATCATCAGAGAAACGAAATGGAGTGCATTTAAGTCTTCACGAAAGTATGTCAGTATTATCATCAGATTACTTAATTAAACTACGTAATAGGTTTAATTACATTGGAGTAATTGTTCAGCAACAAGCATTGGTTGGTGAAAATATAGAGCATAAGAAAGCAGGAATGTTAAGGCCTTCTTTAGCTAATTTAGGAGATAATAAATTAACTAGTAGAGATATTAATGTAGCTTTTGGATTATTCAGTCCTTATCGTAATGAAATACCTGAATATATGGGTTATGATATTACTGAATTTAAAGATAATATCAGATTTCTTGAAATAATTACAGCTAGAGATGGAGGCGCTGGGACAATATGCCCTCTATATTTCAATGGAGCAGTTAATTATTTTAAAGAATTACCAAAGCCAGAAAATAAAGCTGGAATAGAAAAAGTTTATAATTTTATGAAAAATATTAAAAAAAATTAAATGAGAAAACTATCATCAGATTATCTTGTTACATATTCAATACAAGATGAAAAAGGAAAAATCTTAAGAAAAGAAAAAGATCACGTTTGTTATTCATCATTATATAGAGAAAGTTTAAATATCAAGGATAAATTAATATTGAGTAACTTTTTCACTGAAGATACTGGTAAATATTCCAGGATTTATATTAAAAGATTAGCTAAAATATGTGATTTAAAACTAAAGATAATTGATGATGATACAATCGAATTAACTAGATTTAAAAATATATTTTACATTAAAGTATTTACAACATTATTTAGAATTTTATTTGAATATTATCCAGCTTATGGTAAAAATTATAAAGAAAAAAATATTTTATTTCTTAATAATTATATTAAAATAAAAAACAATAGTGGATATAAAGATATGTTAGAAAGGCTAATATATTATTACCAAAAAAGTGAAATGTTTCAAGGCGGAGGTCACGGAATAACAACTACTGAAGATCAAATAATATTAATAAAAAATATTAACGATTTAAGAAATTGGAATTCTGAAAAATACCACGACGATATGCAAAGCTTTTTTAGGTTAGAAAACTAAAAAATAAAGAATGATAAAATTGCCAACCGAGATGGTTAAAGCAAATAGAGTAAATCCAAGAAGCATAATTCTTTTTGGTAAGCCTAAAATAGGCAAAACAACCGCAATTTCTCAATTAGAAAATTGTTTAATTATAGATTTAGAAGGAGGTACTGATTATTTAGATGCTCTTAAAATAGATGTAATTAAAATAGCAGAAGAAGAAAAATTATCACCAATAAAGGTGCTTAAAAATGTTATAGATTCACTTAAAAAAGCTAATGAAGCTAAAGGAGGGTTTGTATATAAATTTGGAGCAATAGACACTATTAGTGTCTTAGAAGATATGGTAATGCCAGTAGCTTTAAGCCTTTATAAAAATACAGTTCAGGGAAGAAATTTCCAAGGAGATAATGTTTTAGATTTAGCTAATGGTGGCGGTTATCAATACACAAGAAAAGCATTATGGATGGTTTTAGATGAATTAAAGCAATGTTTTGAAACATTGATTATAATCTCTCACCTGAAAGATAAATTGCTTGAAAAAGACGGAAAAGAGATGAATGAGCGTGGTATAGACCTTATTGGTAAATCAGCCACTATATTGTCAGCACACGTTGATGCGTTAGGTTATATGTATCGTGAAGATAACGAAACATTAGTAAACTTTATGCCGTCTGAATCAATAACTTGTGGCTCAAGATGTGAGCACCTTAAAGACAAAAAAATAGCGTTAATTACTTCTGATGAATCTGGAAAAATTACGGTAGATTGGTCTAAAATATTTTTAAAAGAATAAGCCTAAAGTACACAGGATCGAAGACAGGAATTACAGACTTGACTTGAAATAACAAATCCTTCGGGATAGTCATTGTTGGCGTGGACGTCCTCTAAATCGTAGGTTAGCACAGTTAGGATTCTGGGGGTATTTAAAAAATCCAATTTTAAATAATAATAAAAAATATAATAAAATAATATGAGTGATTTCAATCTGAATGGAGAAGATTTTAAATCGAAAAGTTTTTCGATTTTTAACAATGGAGTAGCAGGGAAAGTAGAAAACGTGTCTATTAGTATAGATAAAAAACAGCCAACAGATGCAGATAATGCACCTGATTATAAAGTCAATTTTACTGACGAAAATGGTTCTGTTAATATGGGTATTTATTATCCAAGTTCTGATGCGACAGAGCAACAAGTTAAAACGCAAGTTAGTAAAGCCTTGGCTATTACTAGAGCTATTATGGGAAATGATTATGTATTTGATGCAGTTAGTAATGCTAAAGAAGCTATCGATTTATGTATGAAAGTTTCTAAAAAGAATAGTGAAGGTGCTAAAGTAAATGTTTTTGTAACCTACGGTACATTAGGTACTCCAAAGAAATATCTTGGAGTTTATAAAATATTTGACTTTGTTGAACAAGGAGGCGCCACACCATCTAAATTACGAAGAACAAGTAATCCAGCTAAACCTCAATATAATGACCTTATGGAGGCTATTGAGCAAGACGAAGCGCCTGCAAATGTTGCAACACCAGCAACTGATGACTGGATCTAATAATAAATAATTAATAAGCAGTTTAAAAACGTAGGAATTATTAATGGCAGGAGTTGTAGCCTGATTGGTAAAGGCAGCACGTAATGGTGGGAAGGGGTTCAATTCCCCACACTCCGCAAATAAATAATTAAAATAAATAAATATGATAAAATATATAAAAAAATTAATTAAAAAACAAAAACTTTTAAAAAAGTATAAAGAATCTATAAATGATTATTTATTTTTATTATGTAGATATAGGCCTGGATTCTTTTATAGTAAATTAGAAAAAGAAATGGAAATTATTATAAGATGTTATAATCGTTTAAAAAAATTATAAAATGGAAAAAGAATTTACACCTTACGAACAAGCATTAGCTTTAAAAGAATTAGGATTTAATGAAGAATGTTTTGGATACTATGGTAGTTTTGGCGCAAATCCTTCACTATTAACAATAATAGGTAAAGAAGAACATTATAATAGAAAAACTTATAAAGCACCACTTTATCAACAAGCTTTTAGATGGTTTAGAGAGAAGTATAATTTAGTGCATACTGTTTATTCAAATGCAAGTGGTTATATGTGGGAATTACATTATAATCAAGAAAGAGGTGGTACTCATATATGTGATTCAGGAGAAAGTGGAGATTGTGAAATGAGCGGTATGTTTACTACTTATGAAAAAGCAGAACTTGAATGTCTTAAAAAATTAATAGAAATAGTAAAAAATGGTAATCAATTTAAATAAAAAATTCGTAACAAAAGAAGCTTTATTAAACGAGCTTACTGATATAGAAATATATCAAATGTATTTACCAGAACAATTTGTATTTAATAAGACAATTAAATCCCCATTAAGAGATGAAGAAAATGCTTCATTTGGATTCTTTATAGGCGAAAATGGAGAAGTTTGTTTTAAAGACTTTTTGCTAGGAGCAGGAGATTGTATTAAATTTGTACAATTAAAGTTTGGATTAGATTTTTTTGAAGCTATGAGTAAAATAGTATTAGATGCAAATTTAGATGGTCAATTTATAATAAAAAATACATTTAAAACTAATATTAATGCTTCAGCTCAAGGAATGTCTAGAGAAAAAATGATAGCTACAGTTAATTCTTTTAAACTTGGAAAAAAAGCAAGAGAATTTCATTTGTACGATTTTGCATTTTGGTCTTTATTTGGAATAACTCATAAAACTTTATTAAGATATAAAGTACAGCCAGTTAGTCATTTATTTTATGGAGATAAAATTGTATTAGCTGAAAAATTGGCATATGTATTTGAAGAACGTAAAGATGGAAAAATAACTTATAAAATTTATCAGCCAGAAAGCGAGCATTACAAATGGATTAATAATCATAACGAATCAGTTTGGCAGGGCTGGGAACAGTTACCTGAAAAAGGAGATGTATTAATAATAACTAAATCATTAAAAGACGTTATGGCTATTAATGATGTTTGTGGAATACCAGCAGTGTCATTACAAGCTGAGGGAGTTATGCCTAAACAACAAGTTATTGACGAATTAAAATCAAGATTTGAAATTATATTTTTATTGTATGATAATGATTATGATAAAGAAGTTAATTGGGGCAAAGAATTTGGGGCTAAAATATCAATGAAATATGATATAGCTCAAATACAGATACATAAATCATATAAATCAAAAGATTTTAGTGATTTAGTTGCTGCTAAAGGTAAAAAAGTAGCGAAAGAGATTTTAATGGAACTAATAGAAATACCTTTTTAAAATAAAAAAATAATTAGAAATAATATAAAAATGAAAAACGAAAAAAAATTAGTAGCAGTTTATGGTTCTCTAAGGCAAGGAATGCATAATCATTATACATTAGGGAAATCAGAATATATTGGAACATTTAATTCTGAACCTGTATTCACAATGTTTAATGTAAATGATAGATATCCTGCTGTAATAAATGAAGGGTCTACTTCAATAATTATGGAAGTTTTTGAGGCAGATGAAGACATACAAAAAAAATTAGATCAGTTAGAAGGATATTCTGAAGACTTTGATAAAGAAGATAATTATTACAATAAAGAAACAATAGAAACTCCTTATGGAGAAGCTTTTATTTATTTATTTAATTACGATTCTTCAAACCTTGAAAAAATAGAGTGTGGAGATTGGTGTTCGTGGATGAAAATGCAAGAAACAAAAAACAATGTTAAAATATATAACGAATGGGAGTATTAGTTAAAAGAGTTTTAAGAAAATCAATTGGAGATGTTAATGGTAATAAATACAGACCTATGATACGTAGTCGTCATCCATCTCATAATAAATTAAGATATGAAATTGCAAAATTACCATTTAGATCAGTTGTAAGATTTGGATCTTTAACTGAATTAGTTGACAGGTCTTCATTAGAAGGTAAAAGAATTGAATTAAATTCTAAAGAAGCTATTAGAAATAGTTCTTCTAAATTTAGAATGAAAGAATGTTTTAGTGCTGGAGGAGTTAATACAGCTCAATGGTATATGTTTAATGGATCAAAATTTCAAGATAGAAGTATTGAATCTGAAAGCGAAGATTTTGACGTAGATCCTATGGATTTAAAATATCCTATTGTAGCAAAACATTTTTTTGGATCAAGAGGAACTGGCAACTATCTGCTCAAGTCTCAAAAAGAATTAGAAAACTGGGCAAAAGATAAAAAATTAGATAATTATCTTTTTGAAAGATTTATTAATTTTAATAAAGAATATAGGCTTCACTGTACTAAAAATGGATGTTTTTACTCTTGTAGAAAAATGTTAAAAACTGAATTTAAAGATCATCCTAATGCTTGGCAAAGACACGATGATAACTCTGTGTGGATTTTAGAAGGCAATGAAAACTTTGATAAACCTTCAAATTGGGATGAAATAGTTAAACATTGTACCGATGCAGTAGTTTCTTGCGGATTAGATTTTGGAGCTTGTGATTTAAGAGTTCAAAATAATATTGATGAAAATGGCGACGAAAGACCGTATTGTGATTTCATAGTAATTGAAGTGAATTCAGCGCCATCATTCGGAGAAGTTACATTAGAAAAATACAAAGAAGAATTGCCAAAACTTTTAATAGAAAAATACAATGAAAGAAATTAAAGATCCAAGAGAAGTAGAAGATTTTAATATGAGTCGTGAACCTAATACTGTAATAATATCCATAAAAGGAGGATATAGAACGGAATTTAAATATATAGAAGCTCCAACAGATAATTGTCAATTAGCGAGCGCTTATGCTTTTTGTGCTATGATGCCTTATTTAAATAAATATAAAATTAGAGATTTATTTATAAAGATGAGACGTAGTTATTATCCTGGATTAAAAAGAATATTATTATTAGATTTAAACAGAAATCACGCTTTAGATGTAATAGAATGGATGGCTCCTGGATCTATAATTGGTAATATGCCTTATACATCAACAAATGGAAGCGAAATGAATATATTACTTATAAAATTAAGTTTAGTAAGACAATTACAATTACCAAAATAAAAAATTATAATAAAAATAATTATAAAATAATTAGTGAATTATTAGGATTATTAAAAAATAATACATATATTTGTATGTATAATTTAATACAATAATATATGAAAGTAATTTATGCAATTATTAATTTAATTAATGGTAAAAAATACATTGGAAGTACAACTAATTTTTCACGAAGAAAAAAAGAACACTTTAATCGTTTAAAAAAAAATAATCATCATTGTAAGTATTTACAAAATTCATACAATAAAAATGGAGTAGATTTTTTTAAAATAATTGTAATTGAAAATATTGAACAAAATATTGATATTTTAAAAAGAGAACAATATTATATAGATTTATATGAATCATATAAAACAGATAAGGGATATAATATGTTTCAAAATGTTCAAGAATTAGGTGGTAGAAATAAAATTCCAGTATATAGATTTTCATTAAATGGTAAGTTTATATGTAAATACGAAAGTTGTACTAAAGCTGCAAATTTATTAAATCATAGTGTAGCAGGAATAGCTAAATGTGCTAGATTAAGAAATAGACCCCTTAAGAATGAAATTTGGTCATATGAATCAGAAATTACAAATGAAAGAATAAATTTAGCTAATATAATAATACCAATATCTGGAATTAAAAAAAGAAAAGCTATTTTACAATATGATTTAAACGGTAATTTTATAAAAGAATGGTCGCATATAAAAGAATTATCTATTGAATATAATTGTAGTATAAGTAAAATTAATAATGTTATAAATAATAAGACAGATAATATTAAAGGATTTAAATTAAAATTAAAATAAATAAAAAGAAATAATGAATAAAAAAATCATTGGTATTTATGCTGACGCTTTTAATGGAAAAGTAGGTCAAACAATGCCTTATATGCAATTCTTTAGTCAGTTTGGATATGTTAGATTAATTTCTACATTAGACAATTTTGACAATATCGAAAATGAAATAGATGTGTTGGTATCTCCAGGAGGGGCTGATGTTAATTCTGCTTTGTACGGAAAAGTGCCAGGCGCTATGGATGGAAGAGCTAATCAACATTATGAATATTTAGATAGTTTATTACTTCCTAAATTTATTCAAGCAAACAAACCTATTATAGGTATTTGTCGAGGAATGCAGGCTATAAATTGCTTTTTAGGAGGTAATTTAAATCAACACATAATTGGGCATCATCAAGGAGATGATAGGCAGTCTACTAGACAAAAACTTCAATTTACTAATAGTGAACAAGAGTATTATATTAATACAATGCATCATCAATCAGTTGAGGTATTAGGTAATGGATTGGAATTAATCGCATATTCTCAACAATTTAGAGGATGTTATTCTAATCAAGAAACAACAGCTACTTGGAGATATTTCAATAAAGAAGGTCATATTGATAATAGAGTTGATATGCCTGTAACGATTGAAGCATTTAAACACATTGAATTACCTATATTAGGAGTTCAATGGCATCCAGAAGAATTTAATTGTGAATTCACAGTAAATGAAATTAATAAATTATTAAAATAAATAAAATGAATAAGAAAAAAATAACAGTATTAGTTAATAGTTCTGCTGGACACGGTGCTTGTGTAGAATTTTTATCAAAAAGATTTGAAGTCACTTCAATTGATTGTAAAGAAAATATAGATTTTATAAAAATAGATTTAGTTTTGTTTACAGGAGGAGAAGATGTTAGTCCAAGTTTCTATGGAGAAAGTAAGGGTAGATATACAAGTATAAATGAAAAAAGAGATTCTACTGAAAACGATTATATGTTTAACAGAAGTGGAATGTATAAAGTTCCTAAATTAGGGATATGCAGAGGAGCTCAGTTTTTGACTGTTATGAATTTCGGAAAATTAATCCAACACGTTAGTGGTCATGGATTAAGTGGTTCTCATCCATTAGACATGAAATACTTAGGAATTAATGGAGAGTTTCAAATAACTTCTACACATCATCAAATGATGTTTCCTTACAATCTTCCAAAAGAAAGTTATGAAATATTAGCAACAGCTACTCATTTTCTTTCAAATACATATTTAGATGGTATAAATTCTGAAAAAGAATTACCTAAAAACTTTGAAGAATGTGAAATAGTGTTTTATCCTAATACAAGATCTTTATGTATACAAGGTCATCCAGAATATAGTAATTGTCCAGAAAACACAGTTGAAGAATGCTTGAATTTAATTGAAAACTATTTAAGATTATAAAATAAATAAACAGAAAAATGAATAAATTTAATATAACATTAGGTGCAGATCCAGAAACATTTATTTGCGATGATAAAGAAATAGTTTCTGCAGAAGGATTAACTGAAGGAGGAACTAAAAAAAATCCAAAAAAGATTAGTGAATATGGACACGCAATTCAAGAAGATGGAATTATGTTTGAGTACAATATTCCGCCTTGTAAAACTGAAGATGAGTGGGTCAACGCACATAAAACTTGTATAGATTATTTAGACATATTAGCAGGCATCCATGGATATTATTTAAGCGATGCCGTGAGCGGTGTTGTTAATAAAAAATATTTAAGATCGTTGCAAGCAACCACTTTTGGATGTGAGCCAGATTTTAATGTCTATGCAAAATCTATTAATGAGCCGCCTGATAATAATACTAATTTAAGATGTGCAGGTGGACATGTAGCTTTTGGCTACGAAAATCCTCAATTTGAAACATCTGAAAAAATTGTAAAAGCTTTTGATATGTTTGTTACTTTACCAGCTCTTTTCAAAGACAATGATACGCGTCGAAGAGAGTTATATGGAAAAGCAGGGTCTTTTAGAGTAAAAGATTTTGGAGTTGAATGTAGAGCATTATCTAATTTTTGGATTAAATCTGAAGAAAATATGAGATGGGTATACAGACAATCAATTAAGGCAATAGAGACTGTTTTAAACAATGAAATTGACGAATTAATAGATTTGTATTCAGAACAAGTTAGAGAGGCAATAGATACTGCTAATTTAGATTTAGCAACTAAATTATTAATTAATATTAATAGTGAAAAAAGAGAACTAGTAACAATATAATTAAAATAAAATGGAAGTAAAAATAATATTAATATTATTAACAATACACTTATTAGGAATAATAATTTTTAAACCAAAGATGAATATTTTATCTTGTGGAATATTCGGTTGGGCAGGTAAGAGTGTTAAAACTTTCAACAAAGCTAAATTTGATATTCAAGGATTATATAATGATTCAAGAGGCGGTGATTCTTGTGGGATAAGTACAGATGGAGAAATCTATTATGGAATTACAGGCTCTAAACATTATAGTGATTTTTTATATAAACAGGGGTATGATACCCCTGTTTTAATACCAACTGTAATAGGGCATACTAGAAAATCTAGTAGCGGAAATGTAAATTCAGATAACGCTCATCCTTTTGGTTTTGGAGACTATGAAAAATCTTTTGAATTTGTAGGCGTTCATAATGGAACATTATATAATCAAAATGATTTAGCAAAAATGCATGGATTGGAAACCGATGTAAAAGAAGTTAATGCATACGGAGTAAATACATTTAAGAGAAATAAAATTGATTCTGAAATATTATTAGAAATCATATATCAAAATAAAAACTTTAAAGTATTATCTGACTACGTAGGAGGGGCTGCTTTATTATTTACAAACACATTAGAGCCTAATATATTATATGCATTTAAAGGAGCGTCAAGATTAGATGATTACGATAAGGGTGCTGATTTAGAAGAAAGACCTTTATATTATTATAAAGAATCTAAAAATAGTTTATACATTTCCTCATTACAAGAAAGTTTAGAAGCTATTGGAGGAATTGCAAATGAAGATTTATTTAGCTTTAGCCCAAATACAATCTACAAAATAACTGATGGAAATATTGCTAATGCTGAAAAATTTGAAATTTCAAGAAAGAATACTTCTCAAAAACCAGCTACAATTAAGAAACATTATAATGTTTGCGGATATCAATGGGACGTTAGAAGGAAAGATACGGAACAAGATACTGAGTGGGAGGACTTAAGAAAAGAGTCAAAAAAGAACGAAAAGGAAGAAGAAATTTTAAACGAAAAAGACGTTAGAATTTTTAAATCCCCCATAACTTTTAATAAATTAAGATACAATAGAAATGGCCATTTAATAAGTGGAATTTGTGTTTGGATTAAAGAATACGGATTTGTGTCTTTAACTAAAGATGTAAAATTAGCTGAAGAAAAAACTAAAACAATGATTGATAGGCCTTTTGATTTAGAATATGGATATTTTAATGAAGACGAAGTTGAAAATGCTGAAGATGAATTTACTATAACTCCATTTACAACTGAAAATAAAAAAGTTCCATCTTTACATTATTTTTATGAAGGAATTATGCTTGAAACAAAACTTGATTATGAAGTTATTGATCAAAAAATCAAAAATTATAATATTTGGGATTTATCAGAAATGTCTAAGCATCCTATTATTGAAATAAGTAGTAAAGTTAGCTATCACCAAAAATCTAAAACAATTATCTTTAAAAGAACTTCTTTTACTGGTAATGTTTGTCCTTTAGGTAGTAGTAAAATTTATTACATAGATCAAGGCTCTTTAGTTAATACTATATTATTGGAAAAACAAAGTGTTAAAGATGATTTTTCAGCAGTTGATTTATACAATAAAAACAATCAATTATCTTTAGATATTAAACAAGATTCAAAATTTCCTTTTATAAATAAAAACATAGAAAATAATTCAATACAAGGAAAGTTTGTTGATTTATGTAAATTAAATAACCTAGAAGTAACTAGTGATGATGAAACTGAAGATAAAGAAATAGAGATTAATAAAATTGAAAAAGATTGTATAAAAAAATCTGTAGATATGTTAATGTCTCCTATTTATTTACAAATTCAAGAAAGCGTAGATACTCTTTCTAAATTCAAAGAAGAAGATTTTGTTCAAGAAATCATCGAAATTAATGAAGACTATTTAATGTTCTTAGACGAAATAATAGATAAAAATTATAAATAATGGATGAAGTTATAACGATAAGTGGTAAAGTATCTAAAAAATCTAATTGCAGACTAATAGATCAAAAATATTACTTAATTGGAGATAGTAATATCGAAAACTCAGGAGATGTTTACTTAATTGATGGAAGATATATTAGAATGAATACTGGAAGAGTAGTTTTTAATAATACTTTTAAAAATTATCAATTAAAAAATGATAATTTAACTTACGGAATAATTGAGATGGAAAAAAATTCCGATTTTGTTTTTGGCTATTTTAATACTGATTTTAGTAATGCATATTTAATAGACAAAGATAAAAAAATGTATGTTTGTATTAATGAGAATATAATAAATAGATCTTTTAGAGAAGAATTATCTAGTGGTAATTTTTATCATATATCATTAAAAAGTGCATATCAGTTTAATTTGATTAGAACGGTTAAAAGGGAATATAAAGAATCATTACCTTATGACTCAAAAGGAATGATGAATAATCATATAATTAGATATGATAAAAATTATAATCCTGTAATAAATACCACTATTCAAAAATATAGTAAAATACTTAAAGATTTAACTTTTGGATTTGAATTTGAAACAATTAAAGGTATTCTTCCAGAAGAAAAATTAAATGCACTTCCCTTAATACCTTTAAGAGATGGTAGTATAGCTGGATTAGAATATGTAACAATACCTTTAAGTGGTGCAAAAGGAATTAAAGCCCTTATTGATTGCGTTAAAGAATTAGAAAAAAGAACTGAATATAACGATGATTGCTCTTTACATTTACATATTGGAAATGTACCAAGAACACCTGAATTCATATTAGCTTTTTATAAATTAATAACTAATTATCAAGAAGAAATATTTTCTTTATTTCCACTTTATAAAAAATATAATTTTGGAATAAAAAGAAAAAATTATTCAGAGCCATTTCCATTTCATCAAATAAATTCTAAATTAGAACCTTCTATAGATTATTCTAATAAGGAACAAGTAAATAGAAACTTTGATGTTTTGTTCACTCACTTAACTGAAGGTAGTAGCTTTTATGATTATAAATGTGACTTAAACAACGTTAAAAATCACCCTTCAGACCCTAATGGTAATCAAAAGTGGAATATCAAAAAAAGATATTATGCACACAACCTTATACCTTTAATTTTTGGTAATAAAGAGACTATTGAGTTTAGAATTCATACACCGACTTATGATATCGATAAGATATTAAACTTTCTGTTTATTAATTCTTATTTAATAAATTATACTATTGCTAATCAAAATAGGATATTAAGCGATCCTTATTTTTTGGATGGTAAAAATGGAATAAGTCTTAACAGATTGATTTGCAATTACTCTATAAATTTTATTAACTTAAATAGTGGAGATAAAGATTTACTAGTAAATTATCATTTAAACTACATAGAGGCAAGAAAAAGAGTTATTTATGACGAAAATTGCAAAGGGGATATAGTAGGTAAAGAGGAAAATATTTATTGCTACAAATCAATAGATTGGGATGAATCTCAGAATTTAAATTATTCTTTAAAAAATAAACCAATTTTAAATAAACGTAACAATCGAAAACAATTAGATCAACCTTCACCTATAGAATCTAGAATCGATTCTCTTAAAAACGCTTTTGAAAAAATTCAAAAAAAAATAGAGGTTCAAAAAATAATAGATAGATTTGGTGTGGAGATGAAAAAAGAGTGGATAGTTCAAGGAAGTATAGCTGAAGGTGTATTAGGTAAGATTGATTATACTTACGGTTCTGACAATGCTTTTAATGTTGAAAGAACAGAAGAAGAGCCTATTATAATTATGTCTGATATTTAACCTTAAACTTTATTAATAAATGATTTTTATACCACACAATACACCATCGTTGAAGAATAGTAAAGTTAAAACATCAAAAGGAATATTTTGTTCTAAAACAGTTAAAAAATATTTAGGATTACTTGGAATTCAATCATATTCATCTTCTAAAAGAGTTGTTATTGGTTATAAGACAAGACCTAATGAATTTGAGTTTTTAATACCTCAATTTAAAGAACTGTTTAAAGACAAGCAATTTCCTGTTTTAATAAGCTTTCATTTTGTGAGGGAATCAAAAAGAAAATTTGACTTCGGTAATGCTACCGAGGTCATTTTTGATTTGATGACAGCTCATGGAATCATTCCAGACGACAATGTAGAATTTGTTTTTCCGTCTGTAATGAGTATGGATGGTGTATTGCCAACAGAAGAGAATATGAATAATTATGAATGGTATTCAGTAAACAAGGAAAGTCCTGGAGTTTATATTAACATTCATTAAAAAAAAACACAATGAATAAAACAATTATTGAAATCGAACAGTTAGCAGCATTTGTATTTGATGATGAAAATTATCAAAAATTTTTATTATTTATTAATAATAAAATGTACAATGACGCTAGATTGATGCTTGACAAAGAAATACTAGACCAAAACCAATGGTCATTTTTTATGGAAATTAGCTTTGAACAAGCAATGTCAAACAGAATTGTTGATTTATTAATTGATTTAATTGAGATTGATGTAGATGCAGATGAGAGAAGAATCGTTAAATCAATTGCTAGAGAGCAATGATAATAAAGATCTAACATTATCATATAGTAAGTTATCGGATTTTGACCGTAATGGAGCAATGTCTTTAATTAGAAGAACATCTTCTGAAGGAGCAGCTGTGAAACATGGGTCATTAGTAGATGACTTACTTGTTGATAATATGACGGGTAGTAATTTCTGCGAAGAAAGATACTACAAATTTGATGGTGAAAAGCCATCAGCAACACTAGGATTATTATGTGATGTAATTTTAAGAAATTATTTAACAGTTCCTACTAATTTAGATGATATAGTTGATATAATTAAATTGAATAAATTTTGGGGAAATATTAAAAATGAAGCAGTATTAATTGAAAAATTTGATATTCCTGAGTTTTGGAATTACATAGACGCTATGTATGAGATTGGAGATAAGATATTAATAACAACTGAAGAATATATAGATGCAGTTGAAATTGTAAGTATATTAAAAACTCATAAATATTCAAAAGACATAATAATTAATAATTACGAAAACATTTATCAACATAGATTTGAAATTCAATATAAAGGCTTTTTAGTGAGAGGTATTTTAGATTTGATATCAATAGACCATAAAAATAAATCAGTACGATTCACAGACCTTAAAACAGGTAAAAATCCAGCTATAGAGTTTGAAGAAAGCTTTATAAAATGGAGATATTACTTTCAAGGAGCTATATATTTATTAGCAGCAGAACAGATACTAAAAGATTTAAATTTAACTGGATATTCTATTGAAAAATTTCAATTTTTATATATTTCAAAATCAGACAAAACACCTTTGTTATACACAATGACAGATAAGTGGGTAGATGCTGCTATAAAGGGATTTAAAATAGGTAAGTATGTTTATAAAGGCATAGATGAGTTAATTGAAGAAATAGACTGGTGTTGGAGTAATAAAGAGTATTTAGTGCCAAAATACATTGTAGAGAACAATGGGGCTGTAAATATTAAAGATAACTTTATTGAAATAAATGAGTAAAATTAAGTATAATGCATCAAAAACATACTTATTACCATTGTTATCAGAATTAGTAAACATAGATTCAAATTTTATTAATTATTTAGAAAACACTTACATGTTTGACGAAGATAATGAATTTTTTGAATGTTTTTTTCTATTATTTGAATTCAGTTTTAAAAATCCTGAGTTTACAAGATATGAACATCAACTTATAGATAGTGAATTGTTCGTAAAAATAATAGATATAAAAGATAGCGATAGAGTAGTTTATGTTTTTAAATTTCCAGAAGATTATTTAAAAGAATATTATTTTTTACAAGAAAGTAAATATTCTAAATTTGGAGATGATGCAAAAAAATTAATATTGAAATTCTGGACAGTAATGTACGGAAAAGTTTATGGAGGTATCAATGTTATCTTGACGATTAAACAAAAGTTATACAAAGATAAAATACTTAAAGAAAAATTAGAAAAAAGAGCAAACGTTAAGATAGATGATGATGCTGAATTGGGACAATACGTGTCAAAACACGATGAAACATTTAGAATTGCTGATGTAATAGCAATGAAATTATAAAAATAACGAATGAATTTGAATAAGTATTTTAGAACTGAATTTAGTGAAAATATATTTAACTATAAATATAAACACGAGAAAGCTAATGACTGGAAAGAACTTTCAGACACATTAATAGAAGATGTTTGTAGGGATTATTTAAGCAAGGATGATAAAGCCAAGCTTAAAGAAATGCATACAAATATGGAATTTATCGCTGGCGGTAGATATCTATATTATTGCGGAAGACCATTTAAAGCTTTTAACAATTGCTATTTGTTAAGAAGCGAAGAGGATAGTCGTGAAGATTGGGCTAATTTATCGTGGAAAGCTGAAAGTTGTTTAATGACTGGAGGCGGAATAGGAAATGACTATTCTATTTATAGAAAAAGAGGGGCAATTATTAAAAGAACTGGAGGTACTGCCTCTGGGCCTCTATCAAAAATGAAAATGCTTAATGAAATAGGAAGAGAAGTCATGCAAGGCGGATCTCGAAGAAGTGCTATTTATGCATCATTAAACTGGAAACACGGGGACGCAGGAGAATTTTTACATTGTAAAGATTGGAATTCAATGCCGGTTGCAGGAGCATATGATGATAATGGTAATCAATTATCTATAGGGCAACTAAAAGAGAAGGACTTTAACTATCCCGCTCCATTAGATATGACAAATATTTCATTAAATTATGATAATGATTTTTTAGAGGAAATCTACGGAATACCTTTTAAAAAATTAGAAGAAATTTATAAGCGCGGTGGTAAGCCTGCAATTGCGAACTTGCCTATAGTTAAGGTGCCTATAACGTTCTTGGAAAACTGTCGCCAAGCTTTGAAAACTGGCGAACCAGGTTTCAGTTTCAACTTCTTTGAGAAAGTCTTAGAAACACTTAGAAATGCTTGTACAGAGGTCACATCTGAAGATGATAGTGATGTATGTAATCTAGCTTCTGTAAATATGGCAAATATTGATACAATCGAAAGATTTGAAGAAGTATGCGAATTAGTTTCTAAATTCTTGCTTTGTGGTACAATGGTAGCTGATTTACCGTACAAGAAAGTGTATGATGTTAGAGAAAAAAACAGAAGATTAGGACTTGGATTAATGGGTGTTCACGAATGGCTATTAAAAAAGAATTATAGATACGAAGTAGTTCCAGAATTACATCAGTGGATGAGTGTTTATCAACATAGGTCAGAAACTGGTGCTAATGAACTTGCTAATAAATTAAAAATCAATAAGCCAGTAGCTTACAGAGCTATTGCACCAACAGGAACTATTGGAATATTAGCAGGAACAACAACTGGAATAGAACCATTATTTGCAGTAGCATATAAAAGAAGATATTTAAAAGGGCAAAAAGAATGGCATTATCAATATGTTATAGATGGGACAGCTAAAATACTTATTAATAAATATGGATTAGACCCCAACAAAATTGAAACAGCAATTGATTTGGCTAAAGACTTTGAAAGAAGGATTAAGTTTCAAGCTGATATTCAAGACTACGTTGATATGTCAATAAGTTCTACAATAAATATCCCAAAATGGGGAACAGAATTAAACAACGATACAAGAGTTAATGATTTTGCATTAGTTCTTGCTAAATACGCCTCAAGATTACGCGGATTCACTTGTTACCCAGACGGTAGTAGGGGTGGACAACCGCTAACTCCAGTATCCTATAAAGATGCAAAAGAACACGAAGGAAACGAATATAAGGAAGAATTCCACGATATTTGTGAAATTAGTGGTCATGGGGGTTCTTGCGGAATATAATAAATAATTAACAAGTATAGTATGAATGGTAATACGCCAAGTCTAACAGTAAAGCCAGGTTCGATTCCTGGCTACTTGTTTTTTTTAAAGTAAACAGATAAATAATTAAATATGAGAAAATATGGCTGATAGTTTTATGATAGGTAAAGAAATGCATAGAGAAACAGGTTGTTTCAGTTATTTTAATAATTCAATAATTATTGATAATAAAAACGGATTAAAAAGAGATTACTATATAATACTGGAAAATTACAAATATAGTGAATATAGTGAAGATGATTTAAATTTATTTTTATCATCAATAAAAAAAATAGGAATAATTGATTTTACCGAAGTATACATTAATAAAGATTTGTACCTAAAGTTAAATTATAATGGTCAAAATAAATCATATTTACAATATACTGGAATGGTTGTTAGGTGTTTATATGAGAAATTAGGGTCTCAAGATCTTTTTCATGTAATTGGAAAACACTTTATTAATTTATGTAGATATTTTGAAGATATAGATAAAGGATTGTTATTTACATTAGCTTGTAATATATTCTGTGTAGAATATAACGAACTACCATTACGTTCAAGTTATGGATATAATTCAAATCATATCTTAATGTTACCTTGTGGATGTAAATCACTTACTACGGAACAAATAATGTGTGAATTAGATAAAGGTGATGGAATAAATAATAATTTTACCAGAAACATAGTAAAAAATAATTATAAATTAGATAATTGTTCAAAAGAATCTTATTTAAAACTAATTAAACAAAATGGAATTAAATGAACAAAAAAGTAAAATTCAAGATGAAGCATTAAACGCTTGGATTAAGTCTGGAAAACGTGGCACTACTGAAATTATAACAGGATTAGGTAAAACATTTCTTTCTCTAAAAGCTTTATACACAATGCCTTTAGATAGGACTGTAAAACATTTATTTTTAGCTGAACAAAAAGATAGGTTAAGAGACTTTATTAAGGATGTTACTAAATTCAATAACATTTACAATTGCAATGTTTTACAAGATTACGATATAGAGTTTCAATGTTATCAAACTGTTAGAAATTGGTCTGGACGAAAGTTTGGATTAGTAATAGCTGATGAAATCCCAGACTCTATATCACCTATGAATTATAAGTTTTATGTAAATAATGAAGCTGAAGCTATTTTAGGATTAACAGCAATGTTTAATGGCAGTATATTTTATTCAGTGAATGAAGATAGTGCATTGTCAGGGGTGTTTAAAGGTTTGGTTGTTTCTAAAGAACAAATGTTAAATAGATTTGCTCCAATATGTTACAAATACAATATTAATCAAGGGCAAAATGAAGGCACCTCCAGAAAATTAAATATTTTTATAGTAGAAAGTTATTTAAATAAAACTGATAAAAATATTGAAGCAGGAAATGCTAAACATAAATTCTATCAAACAGAAGCCTCTTCGTATAATTATATAGATTTATTATTTAAAAAAGAAAGAGATTCCGAGCATACAGAAAGTAGTATTGATTTTTATAGATGGAGTGAAAAAAGAGAAATTGAATTAGCTAGATTAGCGTCGAGAAGAGCTACTTTATTATATAATTTGCCAGAAAAAGTAGCTATAGTTAAAAGACTGTTAAAAGAAATTAAAGAAAAAACAGTTATATTTGGAAATTCAATTAAACAATTAGAGTTGATTACACCATATGTAGTTTCCTCTAAAAATAGTGACAAAAATAATGAGGATATAAGATCTATGTTTGATAAAGGTATGATTAAAACGATAGCCTCTTTTAAAAAGTTAGTTCAAGGAGCTAATCTAGAAAAAGCAGGCGCTTGTATTATAATGTCTTATTACAGTTCAGAGGTAGGTTTTATTCAAAAAATAGGTAGATTAAGGCAAGATGGCGATAAAGATGGTAATATATTTATATTACATACGTTAGAAACTCAAGAAACTGTATGGCTAAACAAAATGATGGAAAATGCAGTAGACTACAATATTTATAAAGGAAATGTTGAAGAATGTATTGCTGAATATAATAAAATAAACAAATAAAAAAGAAAAAAATGAAATTAAATTGTAAAAATAAAAGTAATAATAAATCAATTACAACTGGTAAAGAATATGAAGTTATTAACGAGACTGAAACCAGATACGCTATTATAAACGATAAAGGAATTCAAGCAAATTATGCTAAAAATTTATTTATAGAAGCTGTAGAAGTTATTCCTCAAATACCAATTATCGATGGATTGGAGGCTGAAACTTCTATTGTAAACGAAGCTGGTATTCCTGGATTTATTATCACAATTAAAATTGACGGTCAAGAAGATTATATTTTTGATGGAGAGAAAATATTAGATATTTCAGAATCTTGTATTAGTTGCGGAATTAAAACAGTTGAAGGTCTTGACGTATTAATGAAATTTATGAATGATTTTAAGGAATATTTTGATAATTATTTAGATGAAAATATTAAAAACTTCAAAATTGATGAAGATTTTGATTTTGATTCTTTTTACAAAGAAATAGCAGAATTATTAATTACTGATTTAATAGAAAACTATCAAAATGAATGTTTATTTTTACTATTGTCAACAAATGTCGCAAATAATGAATCTTACAATGTAAATATTATAGAATCTTTAAACACAAATTCTGAAATTGATTTGTTTGGAATTAATCCAAATACAGACAATGATATTAAATTATGGATTTTAAAATGTAATTAAATGACAGAAAAAAATTTTGATTGGGTTGTAGAAAAAACCCTTGACAACATTAGAAATATTCTTGTAATAAAAGGCAAGGAATATAGAAGATTTAGCAATCCTTTTCATAATTTTGAAGAGGGTTCTAAAGTCACAGGGCAACTTAGAGAAGATGTATTGTGGGGATTTGCAATGAAACATTATATATCTATACAAGATATAAAAACTGATTTAAGAGCAGAAGGTAAATTACCGTCTAAGGCAATGATTGAAGAAAAATATAATGATTTAATCATTTACCTTATGTTAGAAAAAGCGAGTCTTATAGATAGAATACAAATTAAAGAAAATAATTTCGACAATGAAGATATGGCACCTTTCGGACACCCATAGTTATCACGGATTATTAAATATTCCTGAAGAAATAGATATCGTCATTCATAGTGGTGACGAATCTAATTCTAAGGATCAATATAATAATGAACCTGAGTTTAGAGATTTTATAAACTGGTTTGCTTGTCTGCCAATTAAAAATAAAGTTTTTGTAGCTGGAAATCACAGCTCTTTTGTGTATCACAATAAAAAAGAAGTTAATAAAATTTGTAAAGATTTAAATATTATATACTTAGAAGACGATTGGACACTTGTTGATGGTGTATCAATATGGGGAAGTCCAATCAGTCCAAATTTTGGAAATTGGTGGTTTATGAAAGATAGAAGTAAGATGGATAAACTATATTCATCTATTCCTGATTGGATAGACATAGTAGTGTCTCACGGCCCTCCTAAAGGAATATTAGACTTATCTTATGATAGAGATGGAAAATTAGAATTTTGTGGCTGTAAAAGCCTTAGAAATCATATGTTAAATAGAGTTAAACCACAATTAGTTTGCTTTGGTCACATCCATTCAAATGAAGATATTCAAAATAATGGAATTTTATATCAAAATGATATTTATTTTTCAAATGGAAGTGTAGTTAAAGACGGGAGGTTTGGAAAACTATATTCAAATGGAAATATTTTTGAAATAAATGATAAAAACGTAAAAATATATCAATAAAAATTAGGTTTTACCATTTATTTTTTGTATATTTGCATATATTAAAATGATAAAATATATGTGTAATAATACAAAAGAAAATTTAGTAAAAAAGTGTAATAAATGTGGATTAGAATTAAGTATAGATAATTTTTATAAAAGAAATGTATTAAAAAATTATTATCAATCAAGATGTAAAACTTGTTTTATGAAAATAAACAACGAATATAAGAAAAATAATAAAGAAAAAATACAAGAAATAAAAAAAAGAGAATATTTAAAAAACAAAAAAAGATATACAAATTATAATTTAAAAAGATCTTATAATATTTCTATAGAAGATTACAATAACATGTTATTAAAACAAGATAATAAGTGTTATATATGTGAAAAACATAGTGATGATTGTTTTAATGGATTAGTTGTGGATCATAATCATAAAACTAATTCAGTAAGAAAATTAATATGTGGTCAATGTAACTCTGTACTTGGTATGAGTTTTGAAAATATATTTATATTAAATAATGTAATAAAGTATATAAAAGAACACAATGAATAAAAAATTAACAAGTAATGGAAATATATTTGAATTATGACACCAAAAGAAAAAGCAAACGAAATTTTAGATAAATATTGGTTAGTAGATAATATAATACCAATGTTTACTGTAAAACAAGCAAAACAATGTGCATTAATAGCAGTTGATGAGATTTTAAATTCAAGAAGAAAACATTTAGTTCAAAGCTTAAAATTTTATGAATATTGGCAAGAAGTAAAACAAGAAATAGAAAAATTATGAATGTAGTTTATAAATTTAATAATGGTAACGGGGCTACATTATGTAATGAATGTAGAACAATAATAGCTACTGGTGAAAAAGTAGAACAATTGTATTGTGATAAATGTCAAAAAAAAGTTAATAATATAGTTGTTAATTTTTATAAAAAAATGGATAATGAAGTTTTGTTTAATAGAGGAAATTTAAATAAATAATAAATGAAAAAAATAATTTGGACTTTTGAAAAAGAAGAGGATTACAAAGAATTTATGACTGAAATTGTAAATATTCCTGCAGAAGCTGGATTTATTGAAAGTGAAGGCGAGGATTCTGTTGTGGTTAGAATCACTAATTTAAAGAAATAATAATGAATAGAAAAATCATAATGGAGTATGAAGACGAAGTAGATTTTCGCGAAGTTGCTAAAGGATTAGCTGATCAAGTAAAAACTACTGGTGTGCCTATGGCTATATTTAAAAAGCCAAACGGAAATATTTTAGTTAAAGTACCAAAAGAAATAAAAAAATAATAAAACGCAAAAAGCCGTATATACAATTAAGTATATACGGCTTTTTTTTTGACTTTTTATTTATCTATAAGGCTATAGAGTTTTTGGTATTCTTTATCTATTTGTGCTGTAAAAGGAAATACTTTTTTAACATGCTTTACTAATATGTTTTTATGCTTAGCATCTTCGCTTAAGTAATCAAAAAATACTTCATTATTTTTAGGAGCAAAGTTTAATGGAGATATAATATCACTAACTGTTGTCAAGGCATTTTGTATAAACCTATTCGCGGCTACTGGATTTTGTATCATCCTATTAAGCTCTCTTGGGTCTCTAAATTGAGAAAGTTCTGATTCTAACCTTCTAAATACATACAATGCAAAAAACAATTTATCGTCATCATCACCCGTTTTAGCTAATGCTAATATGTATCCAATTAATGGTAATATTACCATAGTTAAACCAATTTCTAAAGTTGTTTTATTCAAATTAGATTTTTCATAGTCAGATAAAGAATTGTAATTATCTTTCATATATGATAAACTAAGATTTTTTAATGCAGGAATAACTCCATTTGCCATAAATCTAACAAAAGAAGTGTATATTCCTTCAGTAAATTCTTGTTGAGCATTATTAAAAGAAATATCATCATCAGTTAATTCGTCTTTAGATTTTAATGAAGATGCCACTCCTTTATATCTATATTCTAGTCCAGATAAAAAGAAATTTTTAAACATCATCAATGTTTTACCCCACCACGTTTTAGCAATAGAAGCTTTCATTAACGGATCGTAAACACCAAAAATATCGTGACCTTTTTTCTTAATTAAATAATTAATATGACTTTTTCCTCCTTTATGATATTCTGCGTCTAAATTCTTTTTTGTATAGACAACTTTATCACTCATTACTAATTTACCGTCTGCATCTAATGAAAGCATATCAAATAATGAAGCTGATTTTTTTTCATCAACAACATTACCATTTTTATCAATAAATTGTCTAGACTTATTCATTACTTTAATATCCCTAAGAATAGCTTCCGTAAGAATTGAATTCATCATATGTTCACCCATTTCATTCAAGCCATTCATTGAGTGTGTTGATATTATTTTTTTAGCATAGCTGTTTCTGATAAATTCTTGAGTAGCGGTATCAAATCCTCCAAAAATATCAAACATATCTAACATTTGATTATGGAATGATTTTTTAACAGGTTTATTTAAATCTTCTAAAATATTCATTAAGTTTTTACCGTAATTATACTCAGCTTTCCTTAAATTCTCTCTATTAAAATACTCGCCACCAACAGCTTCCATAAACATCTGTGTTGCACCATTCGCCACATTCACTACTCCTGAACCTAAATTCGCAGTCATTGCTATACTTGCAGCAAATCCATTTACCATTGAGGAAGCTTTAGCGGCCTCTATATTTGTTCCAAATATTTTTTCACCACTATAAGATAATATATCATATAAATGAGTTTCAAGTAAGTCTTCTATTTTTTTAAGTTCATTACTATGTTCTCCGCTAAATGTTTCTCCAGGAGAATTTTCAGCATATTTATTTTGAAGCCATTTCCCAGTAGATTTAGATTTTTGTTTATAATCTTTATCTTTTGCAATATCTACAAATAATTTAAGTTCATTTTCTTTAGACTTTTTTTCTTGATAATTTATCGCGTTTAAAGCTTCTTTTCTGTAAACAGTAAATAAGTCTAATGATTGTTCTTTTGAATCAACCTTAGATCTGTAACCTATCTTTATAACGTTCTTTTCTCTATTATCTTTACCTATAGCTTTTCCATAGTTTATATCATCAGCTTTAGTTTTAGTTAAGTCAGTCCATTTGTCTTTAAATTGACCTTTAATATCTCCTTCTAATGTTCTTTCTAAATCACTTTTTGTTATAGAAGGTAATTTATAATAGACTGCTCCATAAGTTTTTCTTATTAAACTCATTTTACCATCATAAGAATCTTTATTGTTTTTTTCAGTTTCAGACCTAAAATAAGTAACTAACTCCAATTCTTCTTTAGATAGTTCTTTGTTTCGATACTTCATTCTTGGCTGAGTAGAATTATTTACAACAACAGTATGTTCTTTAAACCAAGCTGCTCTTTTCTTTCTTAATGCTTGATATTCTTCGTCGGCTCTAAGTTGTTTTCTAAGCTCTTTTTGATTTCCAAAAAACCCTTCATGGGATGCAATAGCTTCTTTAATTTCGTTTAATATAGGATATAATTCATTTTCTACAGAATCTAAAAAATCAGTACTATATTCGCTTTTTAAATAATAAGTTCCGTTTTTGCTTAACTGAACTATATTCCCAAACATTTTAGATTGACTATTTTGACCATATTTTTTAGAATATTTTTCAAAAACTTTAGACATTTCAAATTGTTTGTCGTGGTATTTTGCAATTATAGAATCCCTTACTTTACTTATTACATTTGACATTAAATTTATTAAAGGGGAATTTATATTTAATAAATCGGAAACTTTTGAAACTGCGGAAGATATATCAAAATATGGATCGTAAACTATTTTTCCAGCATCTTCTAATAACGCATCTTTATACGCTTCTTTATATTTAGTAGAAATCATTCTTCCAAAATATTCTTCTTTAGTTTCTGATTTAATGCCAGACTTTACATATTCTGCATATATTTTATTTTTCCAAATATTAACTATTTTAGTGTTATTTTCTGGTCTTGCAAATAAGTTTATAGCATAAGATTTTTTTACATTTAAAAATCCAGCTACAAGTGCTTTATGATTTTGCTCCAATCCACTCAATGTATTTTTTATTTCAGCTATTTGAATTTTAGCTTTTCTATCTAAATTAGAATCATTTTGACTTCTCTTTATTAAAGAATTTATTTCGTCTAATAAATCATAAGCTGAAAGATATTCATCATAACTATTAACAGTCTCTAGCATTTCTTGAGTTCCTATATCTTTATTAGATTTATTATCTAAAATATCATACAAATCATCATTAATATCTAGAAGGTTTTTTGCCATTAATTGTTTTACACTTTCAACATCTTTGTATTTTTCATAAAGATCTTCAGCTATAACATATTTTTGACCATCACTAGTAGGTTTAAACATTTCATTTTCAGAAAAAGAATATGTAATCTTATTATGAGTTACTGAACTAGTTCTAAATACTTTTTTTAAGTTATTATTAAGGCTATTTACAGCAGAACTAAAGGACTTTGTATATGAAGTGATAGCTTTCCATTGATTATTTTTTTCAAGGCTTTTAATCTCTTCTAATAACTCTTCAAATCCTTTTATAAATTTAGCTCTTTCTTCTTTATTTTTAGCATTTTTAGAAGATTTAGTTCTTTTTATAAGCTGAGTAATTCTATCTATAGACTTGTCTATAGTATGTTGAACTTGTTTTGACAAAGTTTCTAATTCAATGTTTTTAACTTCTTCTACTTTTTTAAACATAACTTCGTTAAAGTTAGTTATTTTAGAAGAAACTTCGCTATTTTCTATAAATCCTTCAACTTTTTCAATTAATAAAATACTATTTATTAACTCTTCATTAGCTAAAGATTTTGGTAAATCTAATAATCTTCTAAGATAGTCTTTAAATTTTTTCCAAAGACTATTATCTAAATCAATAAGTTCTTGTTGAAATTTGGCATTGGCATATATTTCAGCAACAAATTCTTTTTCATTTGTAAAACCATAACTTTTAGAACCTGCCTTTTCAGCTAAATATTTATATTGTTCAAATGCTTTCTTAATAAATGCATTAAAATCTTTTTCAGCCCAAGTTTCAGGATTAACAATAGCTTTTATACTTAAATTATGAGCTACTTCGTGAAGAAAAGCTTCTAATATATCTTCAGTTCTAAATTTAGATAAATTTTCAGATGTAGTATATATTGTATTAAAGTTTGAATCATAAGCCATTACTGCAGAGCCTTCTCCTGGAGTATTTTTAGATAATTCATCAAAACGTTCTTGACTAATAATTTTTACTCTAGAATTAGCTTTACCTACTAAATTAATAGCTTTAAATATTAAATCAATTCCAGCTCTAGAAAAGTCTAAATTAGAGTCTATAATATTTTGTAAAACATCTTTAGCTAAATGAGATTTATTTATATCGTCATTACCAAATAATAGTTTTTTATTAGTTTCAAATGTTCTATTTACAGAAGGAACATTTACAGATTCTTGAATAGCTAATGGTTTTGATTCATCAACAAATTCAGATAAATCTTTTTTAACAACAACTAACGGTGTTGATAATTTTAATAAATTAACATTAATTTCATTATTTTTATTTGATATAAATTCATTTTCATTTATATCATTAATGAATTTATCTTGCCTGATTCTTTGTTTAGTTCCTTCTTTACTAAATATATATTGTTTATTCTTGTTTAAAGTAAATAACTTAGAGTTTTTAATTGCCTTCCAAGTTTCTATTCCTTTCTCGTTTAATCTATCAGCTTCTATAGGATTCGTCTCTCTTAAAGCTTTTTCAACATAACTGAACGTACAACTCATTGTTTATATTTTAAATTAAAGGGCTTAAATTAATAAGCCCTTGATTATTTTTAGAAATTATCACCTATATATTTATCTAATATAAGCATATCTGTTGTTAATTTAGAAATATCAACTAATGAATAAACTTCATCCATTTCAACTCTTTGAATTTCATTATATTTTTGACCTAAAGCAAATAACGTCCAATCTTGTAATTCAAATGCTTTTTTAGTTAAATCTAAGCATTGTTGAGTGATTAGAACTTCGTGGTCAAATGTTTTCTCTATTACATCGCATAGACAAGTAAAGTCATTTACAGGCTCCTCAATTACCATTAACTCAGGCATTATATTAAATGATAGAAGGTAATCTTTGGCTATTTCAGAATGTTCTAATTCTTCTTTAGAAAATTTATCCCAAACTTTTGCGCAGTTAAGAAAAGATGCATTTTGTAACCATTGAGCCATTTGCTCGTAAACTTTAGAACTGTACTGTTCTTGTTGAATTCTGTAATTAAGTAAATCAATTACTTCTTGTGTTATAAATTTCATATTCTTTATTTTATTTATTAAATACAATCCATATCAGGATTTCCATAATCTATTGAGTCTAAATTAAAATCTTCATCTATTTCAATTTCGGAATTTTTTAGTAAATTTAATTGTTCTTCAAGATAACTAAATAATTTAGGAGCTTTTTCTTTTAACATTGCTTTACCTGTTCCTATTCCGTCTTCAGGAATTACTATTATCTTACCACTATCTTTAGCTTTCTGAATTGCTTCGTCAACTTGTTGTTTGAATATGTTAAAATCAGAATCAGTAAAATAACTTTTAATAGAAGTTCCTCTATTTTTTTTAGTATCTATGCCTATAGCATTAGGCAATCCTCTAATAACAGCTTGCGTAGAAGCAGGAACATATTTAGTTACTAATCTATCATCAGTATTATCTCCAAATAAAAATACTTTATCGGTTTGTTTTTCAATATCTACTCTATTCCAGAACCCTTTAAAATACTCAACCTTATTTGTATTTTCATTATCAAACCTGATTTCTACTTGATTCTCATTATAAGAAAAATTTTCAGGAGTTAATTCTTTTCTAACCTCCATTAGCAATCTAGGAAATTCTTTTCCCCAACTACCTTTATCTTGCGTATGAGTTAAATTAGAATCTCCAGTATTTAAAAGTTCTTTTAATGCTAAAGGATTTTGTTTAAATGATTCTAATATAAATCTTTTCATAATTTTAGAAGAATCTTCGTTCCATTTTTCAACATCTAATCCTTTAAATAATCTTCCAAGTTTTTTTATTTCACTTTGAGATTTAGAATTTAATATTTTTCCTTCTAAATCATAATTAAAATCACTTGGTTGAGAGTATTCTAATTTAGTAGCTTGAAAAGCTTGTTCTACAGAATCAAATTCAGATAAAGTTCCTCCATAATCTATTTTAAAAGGTCTAATCGCAAAATTACTTAAACTTGCGTTTTCATTAGTTCCTGCGTAAATATTTATTGATTTCTTATTGTTATTTTTTTCTTCAAAGACAATACTTGGAATAAGAGTATAATTTGACGGAACAACAGTAGCTTTTTGTCTATCACTAACAACTAAACTTTGCAACCTAAGAGATTCATCAGTAACTAGCTCGCTAGTATCTGTGTAATTATTAAGATTCTTTTTGTTTAATTTATACGAAGTTTCAGCTATTCTTTTATAAACACCTCTTTCTTCAGAATCATAGCCAATTAACTTATAATATTTAGGTAATGGAGTTACATTATTTTCAAGTTGCTCTTGAGATTGTTGCGTTTCAAGTTCTACATAATACCTAGCCTTTCCTGGTTCTAATATAATAAATCCTTCATCTATTTTTCCAGTTAAGCTTTCTACATTATTTTTAAAGACTTTCCTAACTAATTTTTTATCATTTAGATTATTTAGGTAGAATTTATCTAAGAAATCTTGCTGATTACCTTCTATAAATTTACTAACAGAATTGTTAATGTCTTTCTGTATAAAATATTCAGCTGGTATGTATGTAAAAAATTGATTAACATTCATTTGAAAACCTGAAGTAGCAAAAGAATATTTAATTAAGTCTTCAGATAATTTTGGATTGTCGATGATTAAATCTCTCCAAGAATTTGTAAATAAAGTTTCGTAAGAAGATGATTTTTTTCTATTATTTAAAAATACACTAGAACCATAAACTTTTGATTTACTAATTTTAACATTTAGTTCATCTAATAAAAAATATTTACTTTTATTAGCATCAGAAAACTGTTTTAACCTTAATGGAAAATCATTTAACAAATCAGCAGTATCTTCTTTAGATAAATCAAAGAATTTACTTAACGCATAAGTATTGTACTCTTTTGATAATTTAGTTATTAAATCTTCATTTGTCAATTTTCCACCATACAAGTCATTTGAAACTTCGTTAAAAATTCCCTGAACTTGGTCTGTTCCTGTAGGAAATAGCAAAGGATTGCTTTGAACTACGTTTTTAACCCATTCTAAGCTATTTAAATAAGCTTCTAATGTTGTACCTTGAAATTTAGTTTCAAACCCTTTAATAGAGCCCTTTATACCATTTTCAACCTTACCTAAAACTTGTTCTTTTAAATTAAGTAGTGAGAATAAGTCGTTATGGCTTTTCCCCATTCCATCAGTATCTAATTTAGACACCATTACATTCTCTCTAACATTCTTACTATACTCTTGCATTTCTTTAAAAGTATTAAGTAGATTTATTTGAAAATTAATATTTGGTGTTTTGGTTTTAATTTGATTTCTAAAGTACTCTAAATTTAACAAATACTCATTCCACTGTAGACTTTTGTTGTCAAATATATTTAATTTATTAGGCGCAAAAGCTATTTCATGCTGTTTCTTCATATTATCTACAATACTATTCAAAACATCATCAGATACTTTTAATTTTTTAACTAACGATTTAAAAGTTGTATCAAATAAAGTATCTACTTCAGATGTTCTTGTTGTAAATTCATCTATAGATATTTCATTGTGATCATATAGTTGTTGTAATCTAGTTTTCTTATAGTCTATATTAAGCTTATTAAAATAATCTTTATATAGTTGACCTAAATCTAAATTATAATCTTTTACTTTACTTAAAGCGTCAATAACTATTTGTTTTTTAAATTTTTCAATACTATCTCCAGTATCTGTTCCTTCAGTTAAACTTTCTTTAGATTTTTGAAAATCTACGTGTTGCTTAATTATAGGGTTTGCTAAGAAATTAATAACATATAACGGATGAGCTCCTAGTCTTAAAAGCATATTACCTACATTTGTAGTAGATAGCGTCCAATTACCTTTAGATATATATGGATCTTTTGCTATATCAACAAATGCATTAAGAATAGCTGTTAATGAATCTCCAACTTTAACTTTACGTAAAGCATTTTTGAGAGCTTCTTTCTTTTCATTAGAAGTGTCATTTTTAACCATATCGTTAACGTAATAATCTAAATCTTTTTCAGATAATTCTTCTGAAAATTCATCATCAAATTTAGACTCTCCTAATTCATTGTGATTGCCCCATAATATACTTTTAACATCATACAAGGATAAACTACCTTCTCTACTAATATCAACTAAAGCATTAGCTTCTTGACCGACTCCAGCTTTACCACCTAAAAATGAATATCTTAGTTTAGTATCAACTTCAGGATCAAAAGCATTCATAAATATTGTTGATTTTTCAGGATATAAAGCGTTAAGCTCTTTTTCTATAAAATCTATATCAATAGGCTTCATTACCTCTTTATGAACATCAGTATTAGTTAGTACAGATTTGTATAATTCTATAAGTCTGTTTTGAAGACCTTTTTTAGTTATATTATTTTCATCATAATCAACGTATTCTAAAAGTTTACTGTTTTCTTTTCTTATTACAGCAGGAAACATTATATACATTTTATCAACATCAAAATCCGAACCAGTTTTAGTTGTAATACCAGTATATGCTACAATAGTATCTCCAGAAGATTCTGGTAATATTCCAACAATTCTTAAAGCATCATTAGAAGCTAATCCCTGATTTGGAATACGATATCCAATAATATTTTCTTGTATTTTTTTACTAATAATTGGTTCTCCGCCATTATAACTAACAAATAATTCTTCATTTGTGAATTTATGACCATCCTTATCCTCTTTATTCCAACCAGGAATGTATTTAGATAAAAACGCTCCAGATATTAAAACTCCGCCAGGTTTAACTGTTGGTCTTAAAATTTCTGGATGAATATAAATGTATGGTTCATTAGTAGTTTCGTCTGCTAATGGAGACCATCTAACTCCTTTACCTTCAACCTCTGTTTTATTCATTCCAAAATTAGACATCTGAATAAATGAACCTCCATTAGTTTTTATTTTAACTAATCGACTATTCATTACAGCAGCAAATATGTTAAATAATTTGCTGGAAGATTGTGGTATTCCTATAATTGTAGTTTGGGCTTTTAAAGCTTTAATGACATTATCAGAACCACCTCTTTTTTTCAATTCATCTATTAATGTATTATAAAATCCAGAAATATCACCTATTTTAAAATCATCACTTATTTTGAATTCTTCTTTTAATGATTGAAGACCATTATTTGTTAATCCAGTAACTGTTTCTACAATTTTATCAATTATATTTCTACCAGTGTATAATTGTCCGTCTAATTCAAAATTTCCAAGTTCTTGATTATGTAACAATCCAGCAAATATATTTTTTTGTATTTGAGAACCTACGGCAGTATCTTTAAATGTTTTAGTTGGTAAGTCTTGTTGAAGCTTCCAACCTCTATTATATAAAGTTTGAGAATTAAGTTGGAAATCTTCTTTTATGTTTCCACCTTCATCGTGAATTTTAGTTGGCTCAATAGATCCTACTTTAACGCCATCAAAAGTAATAACCTCATCTATTTGCTCAGAAGACATTTTATTGAATAATCTTTCTAAATCAGAACCCTTTACTAATGCGTGAGACATTATGGCTTGAGAATATTTTAAATAAACTGGCTTACCTTGTTTGTCTCTATAAAAATAAACGCCTTTCAAAGGTTGTGCTGCCAGTTTTAATTCTTTTTGACTATATATAACACCTTCTTCAGAATCGTCCATCATTTTACGATAAACTGACTCGTGACTATCTTTTCCAGTAGTCCATTTACCTAAAGATTTAATTAAAAACTTCCATCTTTTTGGAGTTATCCAAGCTTGCGCATCTGCACTATTAATTTTTTCATAAGGTTTTGCGCCAACCTCTCCAAGATCTTCTACTAATTTATCGTAAAAAGGAGATGTTCGCATTACACTTTGAATAGTAGCTATTTTAAATGTTTCATTCCACTCGTTAACTCTTAATTGTAATCCATCAGTATATGTTGCTGGCACACGTTTTTTATAATCAATCATATTCTTATAAAAAGCAACATCGCCAGTAAACATTTTAGAATACTCTATGTTCTGAATTAATCCATTAACCATAAAGTCGGACGCTACAGCATAAGCTTTTTGCAACTCACTTATATTTTTATATTGAGAATTTAATATTTTAGAGTCTATTTTATTAGGTACTAAATTACCAGCCTCATTTCTGACTAATATATCAGAACTTTGTAAATAAGCTATAGTTTGACCAAATCTTTTATCTAAATTTTCTTCTAAATATTCGTCAAATAAATTATCTAAATCTATATTAGCTCCTCGTTCTATTTTTTGAAAATTTAAATTTCCGTCAGTATATAATAAATCTGTTATAGATTTTTCTAATTGAGTTTGACCTTTAGAATCTTTTGATAATTTTTCAAAATATTGAGATTTAAAAGCGTTACCATTTTTACTATACACATATGAAGGATCGTTTTCAATAGCTTCTGGATTATATACATAATGATAATGAGGAGTTAATTTTAAACTTCCATCTAACATTGCGTCTTCAACTTCCTTATTAGCTTCAAGCATTCTATGATACTCAGAAGCAAAATATTCAAAAAATATTTTCTTAGTCTTTCTAGTTAAAGTTAAATTTCCGTTTTTTATACCATTATAAGAAGATACAGGTAAATTATATTTAATTTGTAATTCAGTTGTTTTATCAGCTTGAGTTGTTGTTCTAGTAAAATCACCAGAAATTACCTTATTTATATAATCAGTTAAATAGTCTTTATAAGCTAAATCTGTTGTTTTTTTATAATCAGATTCAGTACTCATTTGATTCATTACTCCTAAATCAACTTTATCTAAAAGTTTTCTAGAAACTTCTATTTGTTCTTCTTTGTTATTATATTGAAGCTTATCTCCGTTGCTATTAATAGTTCCAGACAATACTCCCATATAGTAAGAACCTAATTGATATTGACCAGACTTATATAATCTAATTAACATTTCAGGTTTCTTTTTCCATTGTTTTATAGTACTTGATAAGTACGATGGATATGAATAAATCCATTTTTGATTACCACCTGTAAAAATAGTAGCATCAGAGCCTTCAGACATCATAAATGCTTCAGCCGAGGCTAATTTACTTAATGTTTGAGATAATCCAATAAATGTGCTATAATTAGTTGATACAGAAGCGTATTTGTCTTTTATGCCTTTTAAAACATATTCTGTTTGTTCTACAAGTGTTTGTAGGTTATTTACCATAGAAGGTAAGGAAATGTCTTTTCCAAAATTATCTAAGTATATTTGAAAACCATCTTCTGATGTTTCTACGCCTATAACTTTTAATATTTTTGTAATATCATTTACAAATCCAGCAAATTCAACTTCATTCTTTTTTAAATTTTCATCAGAACTGTCTTTTAAAGTCTTCTTAAAAGACTCTATTTTTTTAGACAATTCTTTTACAACCACTAATCCTTTAGATAGTCTTTCATTAGATCCATCTTTTAATTTATTAGTGACTCCTAAAAAGTTTTTCTGAAAATTTTCATCCCATTGTTCTTTTATTTGAGTAGTTTTTGAACCAGTATCAGATATTTGAACAACGCTATGAGAAACAGTCTTGTCTTTATTTATAGTAAATTGAGTCACTATATGATTATTTTTAATCAAATTAAATGCTTGACTGAATTCGCTTTTTTGATTCTCTGTTATATCAGGGTTATTTAAATAACCGTGTAGTTCTGTTAAAAAAGGTTTCTTTGCTAATATGCGATTTAAAGCATCTTTATGTAAATTGAATATATCTTCACCAGGCAATGCAATTTCATCGCTTAAAACACCTTGTAATGCAGAATAAACCATATCTCTACTTAAAAATGTAGGCTCATTCCATATTGGGTCTAAATTTTCATTATCTTTAAGTAAACTAAGTCTTAATTTAACATTAGTACTCACGCTTTTTTTAGTACTTCTTTCTGCGGAATCTTGATTAAAAACAGGATCTTTACCTTCCTCTTCATTTTCTAACACAACTCCATTAGCATCATCTTCAACTAACTCAATATTCATTTCTTTAAAGAAATTAGTAACATTTTCAGAAAGTTCATCTATGTGATTTAAAGATTCAGATAAGCTTAATGCTGAGAAATATTCACCTTCTTCTTCTAAACTAGCAACTTTTTCTTTAATTTCTTTAGTTATAAATTGACTAATTCTTGGAAGGGCTTCCATTTCACTAAAATCAATATTATTAAAATCTAATTTAGCACTTGATTTAGTAAAATAAGCTAACGCTAATCTAGATTTAATTTTATTGATTTGGTCATACGACCATATAGCGCGTAACCCTCTATCAACTAGAGGGAAATACACTTGTTCTTTATCTTTATTTAAATAATAATGTTTCTTAGCGGTTTCGTTATAAAACAACTTAGGCTCACCATTTTCATCTGTTCTATCTGAAATAACATTGTTATTATAATCTTCTACAAAATTTCCAAAATCTTTTTTAAATAACTCTGTTTGAAAATGACTAAACATTTTATCAGCTAGTTCTTCATTAGATTCTGCTATTTTACTATAAATATCATTAAATAATAATGATTCAGATTTACCTGTTATTGCTATTCTTGTACACGCCATATTTTATAATTTATACAAATATACGAAACTAATTTCATAATTCCTAATTAAATTCCACATATTTTTTCAATTTCTTTTTCTAAAGACTCGTTATCTTTAAGATTACTATATAATTCATTAAAACTAGAGTTCATATCTTTAGGATTTACTTTATCCATTAATCCTAATTGCTTAGCCATAACTGTTACTATTTTAGCTTTAGTTTTAGCGTCTGCAGCTTTAAATACTTCTTGAAGATTGTTGGATTTTATAGTTTTAACTTCTGTAGTTGTGATGCCTTTTAAAGCATTTATTTGCTCATCATACCTAGAATTAATTATAGAAGGTAATTTTTTCCATTCTTCTATTTTTCTATCATTTTCAGCAGCTTCTTTAGGATATTGTTCTGGATTTTCAGACGCAGATAAATCTAAAACAGGAAGTTTTATTTTAGCTGTTTTAAGTTCTTTTTGCCTTTCAGTTTCTAAATCAGCTATTTGTTTATCAACACTCGTAGCAACTACATCTTCTACTACATTAGTTTTAGAAAAGTTTTCATTATTCTTATTAATAGATAAAAGCATCCCTTGATAAGAATTTGTTTTTTTTACGGATTCTATTACTTTTGAAAAATTAGAATCCATTAAATATCCAGGATAAATATCATTAATAGTTCTTAAATCAAATTGTGCTGATTTATCACCAGTAAATCCTGGTTTAAATATTAAATTTAAATATTCAAAAAACTCTTTAGGATATGTTGTAAAATCTCCAGAAGTATTTATAATTCCTTTTAACTTAGATTCTAATAAATTTATTTGATCTAATTTATTGTTCTTTACTACATCTTTTACAGGAGATACTTTAGGCTTTAAAGCTTTTAATTCTGCGTCGTATTTGGCGTTGATTTCGTCCTTGATTCTTTTTCTTTCTAATAATTTTTTATTTTCTCTTAAATTAAGATCTACTCCTATCGGAATTAAATAATGAGCTTCTTTATTTTCCAACTCCTCTTGTCTTCTTTTCTCAATATCAGCAACTTCAGGAGATACTTCTTGGTTTTGCGTGATTTCCCCTGAAACTGGCTCGGCTACTTTCTCAACTTCAACTTGCTGTTGCGTTTCTACTTTGATTGTTTCAGTTTCAATGCCTCCATAATTTCCAGTTAATGAAGCTAATAAATCTTCAGGATTATCTAAATCAATCTCTTCAGTTTCTTCAGCGGGAATAACTTTTTTAGCATTTTTATCAACAACAGCTTGGTTTAAGTAAATATTTGAATAACCTTGAAATGTTGGTTCATTTACAACTGCATTAGTGGTCAATATAGCATAATCACTATTTATTCCTAATAAGTAATTAACATAGTCATCATTATTAAAAGTTGCAGTATCGTCTTTAGTTATAAGAACGTTATGTCTTTTGTATTCAAAATATTTAACCAAAGCAGCTCTTTCTCCATCAGATAAATTATTTAATTTATCAGTAGTATAAGTATAGCCCTTACTGCCTTCAAGTCCTAAAATATTATTAACTTTATGTATTAACTCTCCAACAGTAAAAGAACCATCTTTATTAAGCATTAACTTAGTTTTTGCGTTTGTATTTTGAGAGAAAATTATAAAATTAATAAGTCTGTCTAGATTCACATCTATAGAATCATTATTTCTTTTTATAAATTCAAATTCATTTTTAACAAATGGCAAATCATTATCTATATAAGCTTGCAAATCTTCAAATGTAAATTCTTTTTTGTCTTTTATAAGGTTAGATTTCAAAGTTATAAGACTTAATACATCTTGAGCTTTTTCTTCGCTTAAACGAGCTGTATTTAACTTTAAATAGAACATTTTACCATTAATCATTGGTATCTTTAAAAATACTTCTCCTCTATTACTAGCTGATAAAGATGTGGTTTCGTCAATTAAGTCACTTGAACAATATTTAACATCTCCTTTATTACTAACGTAAACAGTATTCTTTTTAAAATATTGAATCTTTTCTTCAGGAGTCATTCCTTTAAAAACATCTAATTCTAATACATTTGAATTTTGCTCTCCTAGCTTTAAAGTACCTGTAAATTGTTTTGCAACTTTACCTTCTATAGATTTAAAATTCCCTTTATTAGCAATTAAAGCCTCAACTATTGATTTTCTTAAAGGTAATGTTTCAACTTCTACTATTTTATTAGATTTAGAGGTCATTGAATCTATGAAAGAACTTGCAGAATCTTTACCATTAGTAATAGTAACTTTTATTGGTAAATATTTAGCTAAATAAGTTATTTCATCTTCAGTTATTGCCTCTCCTTTTTTAACTCTATCCAATATTGCATTTGCTGTAAAGGTTTGGTCTTTAGGATTTATAGCTCCGACTTCAAATGTAACTTTATCATTAGTTTTATCTCTTGGAATTTTTTCAAATTCTACAAAAGCTTTTAGATTTGGATATAAAGCCTCTCCTGTTTGTTGATTAGTACTAATAATTCTAGCTGCTCCTTGATTTTTAGCAACTTTTAGTGGATTAGTAGAATCATCTAAATTATTTTCTTTAGAAGGATCTTTATCAAATACTTCTCCATTTTCATCTACTTCTTTATTATCAGAAGTTTGAGAAGTTTCTAATCCATTATTGTTATCATTATCTATGACAGTCTCTGTAGTTTCTGGAGTTGTATCAGTACCAACCAATTCGTCTTCTTCAAATTTTTGACTCTCAGCTTCTAATTCTTCTACTCTTTTTAATTCTTCTTTTATTTTATCTTGCTCACCTATGTAGGCATATCTGTCTTTAAATTCATTTTGAATAAAATCATTATCTCTAAATTTTTGGTCTAAACCTTTAAGATATTCTACTAAAGAAGCTTTATCTTCAAAAGAATTTATAGTATCCACAACGTCTTGATGATTTTGTAAACTATCTTCATTTGCTTCTTCTTCAACTTCTAAATAGTCACCTACAAAATCTTTAAATGATTTATCAACAATATTTCCTTTCCAAACTTCAGAAATATCTTTATTATTTTTTTCTATATCTTTAGAAACTTTATTATATTCCTCCTCTACTTGTTTTACTAATTCGTTGCTATCAATAGCTTCTTTAGTCTTTTTAGCTCTTGTATTTATATCTTCATTAGATACGATTCCGCTTTTCATTTTTATTAAAGGAGATTCAGCTTCAGACATATATAAAGGGTCTATTCCAAGCTCTTCAAAAATATCATTTCTTTTTTTATTTAATTGTTCTAATTTAGCTTTATTAAATCTAAGTTTATTTTGAACATTTAAATATCTACTATTAAGCTCATTTAAGAACGCGGTTCTATATATTTTAGCTTTAGATGGGTCATCAAGTCTTTCGTCATTTAATTTAATTATAGTACTACTAAAATCTTGAAACTTATCATTTTGTTTTTGTAAAAACTTAGCAGTTTCCATAGTTTCATCAACTATTTGTTTATAAGTTTTTTTACTACCATCGTTATTTTTGTCTCTTTCTTGAATATCAGTTAATTGACTATTAGCGTCTAATTGCTCTTTAAGTAAAGACAATCCTTTTTCTCCATTATAAGCAGCTGTTTTTGCTAGTTGAAACATAGCGTTACTTTGTTGTTCATCCAAGTAGCTATTATCTCCATTATCAACAGCCTCTTTATATCTATTTAATTTATCGTCAGTAAGTATCAAACTTCTTAATACTTCTTGAGACTTAACTAAATCTATATCTGGTTCTGTGGTAGGATTTCCTTGAGCGTCTTTTTTATAAACTATAGCTCCATTTTCATCTTTTTTATATATATCATTGATATTGAATATATTATTAAGATTATTCATTGGAATTGACAATCTATTTGTTATTTCATTCTTAATTTTAGCTTCGCGTTTAGCTTGACCGTGAGCTGCTATACTTGTCATTCCAGTTCCTAAAACGCCTCCAAGCATTACAGAAACTTGACCTTCTGTAGTTCCCAGCATTTTAGCATATTCAGTAAATGTGTCTGGTATGGTGTCTCCAAAACCAACCTCTTCAGCTCTGTTTTCAGCAACATATTTTTTAAATTGATTAGCTGTGGATGTTTGCAAACCTTCTTCAAAAAATCCTTCAGATAGTGTATTTTTAGCAACTCTCTCTCCAAATTTAGTAACTCCTTTTCCTATTGAGCTATTAAGTATTTTAGACATTCTGCCAACATTTTCAACTGTTTCTACAGCTCCTTTTTCAGCTATTTTTTCAGCACTCCTTCCAATTCTACCAAATAACTGCATATGCATTAATGTATTTGGGCCTAAAAGTATTGCTACGTTTCTACCAAAAATACTTGATTGCATAGAGGTAACTTCATTTTCAAATCTTTGATGAAGTACAGCTTCTTGAACTTTTAACGGATCAGAAGTTAATTCATTTTGTTGATCCATTGTTAGATGTCCATTTCTTCTTTTAACATCTAAACTTTGGATATATTTCTTAGCTTCTATTTGATATTCTGGAGTATTTAGATATCCAGAAGCCTTCCACCCATTAACTATTTTTCCTTCATTAGCTCTAGTTTCTGTTCCAGCTTGAGTAGCTTCAGCACCTGCTTCAGCAGCTGTATTATACCCTATAGATATACCGCTGTCTATGTTTCTTGCAGTTGCTCCAATTTTATTAGCAGCTTTTACAAATTCTTCAGCTCGTTCAGCCCCTGCAAATAATTCTCTAGCCTTGTCCATCCTGTTAGCCGCTCCAATCATTTTAGCGCCAAGACCTAATTTACCAAGCATTGCTCCAGGAAGTATCATTCCTAATGCAAATCCAGCTCCGTCAGCACCATCGGTAGCCCAGAATGCTGAAGACATAATTTTGTCTCCTAAGTCACCATCTCGTACAGCTTTTTTTACATATACTGGAAGGTATTCACTTTTTATTTCTTCATTAATTGAATCCAAACCTTTTATCCATCCATTATTAAAAACGGTATCTATAAAGTTCGTATTATCTTCTCCAGTACTAGCATCATTTATCTGACCCGCAATGCCACCAACTAAACCACCTATGATCCCAGGAAGTTTAGAAGTTTCAACAGCAGCTTTTACAGCTGTTCTTCCGAGTCCAGCACCTAGTTGATCCCAGGCAGATTGTTTTTGAGCTCTATATTCATTTATTGAATCTTGTGGATCATTTTCATCTATATGTGAATACCAATTTAAATCTTCGTCATAAGAAGACTCTCCTAATCCAGTATTAGTTCCTAATAATGGAGTTTTAGATTCTGCATTATAAACAGTCTCCATATTACTTGGAGCATTATTTACAAACTTATTTTCAGATAAAAATCTATTTATTATATCAGAGTTTTTAAACTGACTTTCGTAAGGATTATTCTTTCTTCTTAGACTCATCTTTTATTTGTTTTTCAGTCATTGCTTTATCCATAATATATTCATATTCAGGCCCAGTAGCATTTTCATATAAATTTCCATTATAAATAATATCAAACATACCGTTTTCTTTAAATTTAATTTTTGTATTATCAGATGCTTTTGGAACAACCCAGTCATCAAAACGTTCAACAGCGTTTCTATATATTTGACTTATTTGGTATGATTTTTTAAATTCAGGAGTATCCATTTCTTGTCTACTTCTAGTCATAGGAGCTTGTCCTAAAGAAATTCCATCAGGTCCAATAACTTCAACTTTGTGCGTTAACACAGTTTGTTTATTCTTATTATTTCCTTTAAAATTATAACCATTATAACTTAAATGACTATCGTAACCTATGTATTTAACTTTATACCCCTTTGCTCTAAATTCATCAGGAGTTAATTCGCGATTAGTTCCAGGCTCTATAATACTTCTATATCCATTATTTAAATCTCTTTGAGCTTCTGCATCTCTTTGAGCTCCAGGTTTTTTATCAAATTGACCCATAAATTGTTGAGAATTTGTAGCACTATCTGGAAGAATAACATCGTTGGCTATAGTTGGTATTTTAGCATATTTATTCATATAAAAACCAACAACTTTAGCTGTATTTATATCGTTTATATCTTGACCTTGCGGTATCTTGCCATTAGCTACAAGTTTTTCATAAGATTTTTTATATATTTGTTGTTGTACGGGATCTTTAATAATGTCCTTATAGGTATTTTTTCCTGCAGGAACATAATCTCTTCTAGGGGCGTCATTATATCCTTGAAATGTTTGTCTATCTGAATATTTTGAACCAGGTCTATTAGCACCTATAGAACTAAAATCTATTTTTTTAATAGATTCTCCAACCGTTTTCTGCGTACTTGGGTCATGTATAGTTGTTGGAACTATTGGCTGTGGTCGATTACCGCCAGGCGTTTGTCCTGATAGTACATCATAATTTTCAGTTCTATTATCAACGTTAGAAATTTCTTTCATCGCGTTAAAGTCTTGATTGATTCTATAGTTAGTATGATTAGGGTCCCATCCAGCTGCATCAGCCCATTTACGACCTTCTCCAGTTTCACTAACCCATTTATCCTTCATACCTTTCATTGCGTTATTTAAAGCATCAATATTATCTGAATGCACCACGTTTCCACCTCTATTAACCATCATTAATAATCCAGTTGTAGCATCAGGAACTATAGCATGTCCACTAGCTTTTGCGGAACTAGTAATTTTACCTAGCAATGCGTGATACTGATTTCTGTCGGTTTCATAATCTTGATAAGCAGGAGAGCCTAAAGCTCCTATATTTGTTATTTTTTTACCATCTTCGCTATATCCAGTATATTTTTCTTTTGCGTATCTATTCCAGTTCTTTAAAGCCTGTTCGCGACCTATCTTAGAAGTTTTAGTAGCATCATCTAAATAAGTTGCTTTTTCAGTATCGTATGCGGTTTTAGCCGCATTGATTTGACCAAGCTCTCCTGTTGGTGAAAACTGTTCGTGAAGTTGTCTATTTGTTCTATATACACCAGATGTTGTATTTCCGTTAAAACCTTCTTTAGATAAAACTTCAGCTTGACCCTCTATTTGTTTTAGGAGGTCAGATTTAATTTTTTGAGCTTTATCGTAATGAACATCTAAAGGATTAACTTTATCTAATTCAGCTATCTGTGTCTGTAGTTTTTCATCAGCTGCGTTATGTTGTTGTCTCATAGCTGCAGCAGGAGCCCAAATCTCTTGAGTGGTCATTGGCTTATATGCTGATGTTTCGTAGTTTGAATATCTATTCATTATGTATTTGCTTTTTTATTTTGTTCTGATATATATTTTGCAAAATCAGCTTGCCTTCTAGCTAATGTTTCTGGGCTAACTTTATTACCATCCTTATCTACTACAAATTTTCCTTTTCTAGTATATCCAAACATAGCGATAGCCGCATCAGAAGCATTCTTTTCTTTACCAATTTCTCCAACATCCGTTCCGATTACAGATCTAAATTTAGATTTAGCAGCATCATAAGCTCCTTCATCAGCTCTTCTTTCATCAATAGCTTTATTTCTAATAGCTACGTTCTGAGAATCAACTCCTAAATTAAATTGTTGAGCCGCTGAATCTTGAGCTCTATTTTGAGCTGCTGCATTTGCATAAGCATCGCTTAGTCCTCTCATTTTATTAGCACCTATTCCAAGTATTGCATTACGAGTAGCACCTTCAGAACCTCCCATTTGAGTTATAGCCGCCATTTGATTATTACCTTCTTGGTCAATTGTTCTTTGCATTTGGGCTTCATCAACATATTGAGGAACATATCTATTGTTTAATGTGTTGTATTGGAAACCTTGTGGTTTTTTAAGTTTACTTAATTGATAAGCATTCATAGCTACTGGAGCTAATCTCATTAAATCACCTGCATTTTCTTTTAAAGTCTCTCCAGCTCTTCCAAGTCTATTTTTAAGACTATATCTATCACCATCTAATTCTTTAGTTGTTGAATATAAGCCAGGATTTATAGCTTCATTATTATATGCAGACAAAGCAGTTGTATTTCCTATTTCTGGATTAGGATTTTTTTGCATTAAAAATTTCGTCACTTCTGGAGTCAAATCTTCAGTAACGTCGAAAGGACCTCCTTTTAGATACTGATTCATCTTACCTCCATAAGCAAAAGAATCTGCCCCTCTTAAAGCTTCAACTTTCTTTCTCTCCAAACCTAATTGTGTAGGTATTTCAGTAGCAGTTGCGGTTCCTTGAAGTTGTTGTCTTCTTAATTCAGCTTTAGCATTCCTATTAGCTATTTGAGCTGAGTTATTACTCCTTCCATCATCTACTACTGGAGCATATCTTCTATTAACATCCACATTATAAACTTGCTGAGCATTAATAGCTCTATTTGCCACGTCTTGATTAGCTGTATATTGATTATTTGTAGTTATACCACCGCCTATTCCAGGTCTTAAAACTCCAGTTCCAGCTGTTCCTCTTTGAGCTTGAACATTGTAAACTTGATTTGGTATTGGCTCTACAGATGTTTGAGTTTCATATGTTGGAGGTATTGAAGGAGTTACGATACTTGGTGTAGGATTTACAGCTGGCCTTCCAGGTGTTGCTAATTTAATGTCAGTATTATATACTTTACCATTATAATTGAATGTTGGTAATCCAGATGCTCTAGCTTGAGCAAAAGCTTTATTTCTTCCAGGGTCAGTAGCATTTACTCCACCTGCAGAAGGTAAAACCGCTGGACTTCCAGGTGTTCCAGGAATTGTAGTTCCTACAGAACCAGGAGTTACTTGTCTTGTAGATGTATTAACAATACTATAAGAACCATCAGGATTTTTTATTTTTTTACCAGGGCCATTTAAATCTCCACCAAAAGCATGTTGATCTTGAAATTGAGAATTTGTATTTAATGCGAAATTGTTAGTGTTTTTCTCTTCTGCTTTTCTAGCCTTTCCTAAACCAGCAACTCCAGCTAAAAGACCTACTCCAGCTCCAATAGCAGTACCTATTCCTGGCATAATAGCAGTTCCAGCAGCAGCTCCTTTTAAAGCAGCTCCACCTACCATTCCAGCACCACCTACACGTCCAGAAGCCGCTAATCCAGTTGTATCTTGAGCAGCTTTTCCAAAAGCTAGTTGACCTAGTTCCATAGCTGTACCCGCAGCTCCTACTATAGCTCCAGCTCCTGGACCAGCAGACGGAGTTGCAGAAGTGGATGTTCCAGTTCCAGTTGTTCCTTGTCCATTAGCTAAAACGGAAGGACTAGTCAATGGAGAATTAGAAGTCATTGCTTGCGGTTTAAAATTATATCCAACGCCAGCACTAGCATCTATTGGCGCAACACCTCCAAAATCATATCTTTTTTGTTGATAGCCGCCAAAAGCAGCTATAGGTGAGGGCGTTTGAATGTTTTGAACTTCTTCACCTTGCTGAGGCTCTTCTTGAGCATACTCTTCCATTCCTTCAGGAATTTGACCGTTCATTTGGTCTGGAATTTGCTGAGAATTAGCTTGCATTGATTGATTAGCTTGCTCTTCTGTAGATTGTTCTTGTTGTTTAAGATATTCTTGAGCTTGAGATAATCTATCAAGAAGTGTAGATTTTGTTTCTTGAGCATATTTATCAGCTCTATCTTTAAACTTATCGTCTATAGCTTTAGAAGCATCAGAGACAGACTTACCAGCTACATAACCAGGAAGATTAAATTGCTTAACTAATTCTTTATCTAAAGCTATTCTATTAGAATAAATAAAATTTCCTTTTTTAGATTCTCCTTGTTCAACTGTATTTTGTTTCCCATCAGGAGCTTGTCCTTGAGGTATTCCGCCTAATGGAGATGATTCGTGAGTTCCGCCTTCATCAAAGCGAGTAAGGTTTCCACCTTGAGCATATTGTCTCATATTTAAGTAATTATTATATTTTGGATTGATATTGTTGTTAAAATAGTTGTTTTTTTCCATATTATTTTATATAAAAAAAGGGGATGAATTTTTTACGTTCATCCCCTTGTTAGTTATTGGATATTTGTAATTCTACAAATATAGTATTTATATTATATATAATCAAGTTTTAAACTATATATTTTATAATATTTTAAATTATACTGTGTAATAAATTCCAACATCATGCATAATTAGTTTATAATTATTAGAAGGTTGATTAAATTCTAACTTCAATTTTATAAACGGAGCTCTTATTCTATTCCTACCAGCTCTTGGTATTAACGCATTCCAGTCCCTAAACTTACGTCTAAGGTTATTGTTTCTACCTAATACTAATGGAACTAGTGTTGAATCTTGATAATCATTATAAGCTTTAATATGTGTTATAGTTTTATCAACTATATCAACATCGTTTAAATAAACCTCAGACTTAAAGTTAATATTATCAAACACACAATCTTGAGTTGCTTCTGGATTAACATTAAATGTTATTGACGATGGGTAATAAAATCCATAAAAAGTATTATAATTTCCAGCATATTGTCTATATATGCTTTTAGTGTCTGGAGAAGTTGTTATTAAGTGCTCTCCTCTACTCATATACATACTTGGCTTATAGTCATAAAATGATATAAATTTATTTTTTACTTCATTATACGATAATGTAAATGACTCTTTTCCAGTTTGATTAAAAGTCATAAAAATATCATTATTAATATAATCAAATCCAGATGATATTCCAGTACCTATTAACGGATTATCTATTCTAAGGCTGTCTGCGTTAATATTATTTATAAAATAAGCGTGCATACCATAATTATTAGATAGTCCTTCTAATTGAATATTATTAGCACTAGACGAGTTTTGAGAATTCAATCTAAATGACATATATGCTTTGTTTATTAAATCAAAGTAATATATTCCTCTTGAAGATGAAACTATACTCCATTTATTAACACTCCCAGATATAGTTGTAATATACTTATATCTATCTAAAACATTACCAGTTCCCAACTGTATGGATAATCCATCGCTACCCTGGGTTTGAACTCTTGGATTTATAGATATATACGCAACGGCTTTATCTTGAAAAGCATAAACCTCATCACTAAAGCTTACTAAAGAATTTACACTTCCATGTTTGCCATCTAGAGTCATAACTTCATTTAATTGAACGTCAGTCCAACTATCTATTGTTTCTCCAGCTGACTTTAATCTAGTTGCTACTATATTAGTATCATAACTTGTAAGTCTTTTAGATGTGTAGTTTAAATTTCTTCTTTTAACCAATGTAGGTAATTGAGAATATACTTTATTGTATTTATGAAATTCGCTATCGCTAGGAGAAAATCTATTATCCCAAGCCCCTAAACTTAAGTCATTTCTGTTTTTTAAATCAATAGAAGTTTCCGTTATGAATTCAACTATTTCCTCTAATTGATAAGTTCCTTCCGAAACTATATCTGTATCTGTTTTTACTATTCTAGCAAATCTAAACGCACTTACAAATGTATCGCCAGGAGAATTTATTATTACAGTAGGTAATGATTGATTTATTTTATTATAATTACCAACTTCGATATAGTTACTTCTTTTCTTGTCTTCATAACTATTTCCTCCGTATATATTACCTAAATATATATCAACATCTGATTTAACTAACTCGCCTATTAATGCATTATTTTCCCCTCCTATTCCAGTATTTGCAAAAATAGTTTCTAATTTTGGCCTATCCCAACTGTTAGTAGACGTCAAATCATCACCGCAAACTAAAGTTATACACCTGTTTCCATAACTATTTATAGATATAGTTTTACGAGCAAATGAACCGTCCTCATCGTAATATTTATATCCGTCTGATAAAAAACTTTTTAATGAGTTTGTATACCTATACTTATAATCATTGTTATACGTTGTTCCGCCTTGACCTTTTTCAGTAAACTCAGGAACTCCATATATATCCACATATGTAGATATTGGGCTTGGCGTAAAGAAATTAGTTACAGGAGCTACCACCGTACCCACTGTAAAATAATTTAACAGGCTTTCTGCCTTTAAATACTCAGGAGTAGCTATTACTGCCTCTGAAACAGTTACATTTATAACCCCTGCAAGCTCTACAACTGCTGTTATTTTTAAGAAGTAACTATTAGGACTGAGTACAGTCTCTGTCTTAGAAGTTGTCTGTGTTCCTATAACTGCAGATAATTGAGTGCCAGCTATTAAATTATTTCCTTCAATATCTGAATAAATACCAACGGTATATGGTATAGTAGTGTATCCAACACTAGGAACTATTTCATATGAAACTGTAGTTGTTAGATGTGTTGCGTCTAAAGTAGTTATTATTTCCCTGCCACCAGAACTAAGGCCCATTAATGAATTTGTATCGACTCCAGAAGACATAGATAAAGGGTTAGTTAGAGCTAATGTATCTCCACCAGCAATAGATGTATTTGGAATATCTCCATAACCTCTATAAAACATAGAGTGAGCAGCTCTTGCAGCTTTTCTGTCTGCAGGAGCAGAAATTAATCCCCAACCTAAAGTACTATACACATTGCCAGATATTGATTCGGCTGATTGAGAATAATGTGGTGATATTCCATTAATTGCTTTTCCTTCATGAAGAATGGTATATGTTGCTATACTAGTATCAAGTACTCTTGTCCAAGAATTGTTTACTGAATTTTTTAAAGCTCCCTTTATTCTTAATCTAAGACCATTAGTTAGCGATGTAGAGCCTCCAAATAATACTTCAGGAGAATACAATTGCAACATTGAATTATATTGATATAAAGTACCTGTTGCTTCTTCAGTGTGATGTTCAGTTCCGCTAGTTCCATATATATATCTTCCCATAACCTCTGTATTTGGATTTCTTGACATTCTGTTTAAATAGTCTAGGTGAGAAGCTCTTCTTAGCGGTTTTACATTGCCATATATTTCTGTTTGATTACAATTTCTTTGAAGTATATTTGGTAGTTTTATTAAAGAGTCTGATTTAACTTTTATTTCATCGTACGGCATAACACCGCGTGTTGATTTTTCATTAATCATCATGCTATTTATCAATCCATTAGCTATAATGGTTCTATCATTTAATGTCCTTTCAGCCATTACTATTTTATATCCTACAGGTTTTTCGTAATCGTTTAGATTAGATGTATTTAACCATGTAAAGAAATCAGATTTAAGTGTAAACTTAAAAGTATTATAGTTACCTTGTAAATTGCCTGAAAGAGACCTAAAATCAGCTATCCAATTTGGTAAAGAAAATTGTCCATATTTATTAAAAAACTCAATACCTATTCTATAAACTTCATCATCTTTAAAATATTTATTGTCAGGATCAAAAGCAGTTGTTGTTGTTAGTTCATATTTTAGATATTTACCTTCACCGCCTTTAGTAGTCCCATTAGATTGGAATTTATAATCATTGTAATTAAGGTTTACAGAATCGTTTTTTGTTAACGTAGGATTTAAATAATCTGGAGTGCCTGAAACGGCACTTAACTCAAACGAATCTCCAGATGGAACACCAGCTATTAATCTTAAATTATCATAAACTTTTGCTAATTTAGAACTATTAAATGAATACGCTCTAAAATCCAAATCAACTATAAAATTTATCTCCTTATAATTAGATAAAAATAATCTATTAAATTTGCTTATTATATGTTTTGGTATTATTATATCTGAACCTAAGAAAAGAAATTCTTCTATAGATACTGTACTTATTATATTACCGTCATCAAATATATTTATTGATTTACTTGAAGGAATTTCTCTGTCATCTATAATTGATATAGTAGGCACTTCATTATAAGAAGTGTATTTTATAGCGTATGTTTTTATATTGGTATAAGCTTCATCTATATTAGATATAGATACACTTGGTATAGACCCAACTAACTCATTTACAGCTCCGCCACCAAGATTACCTTTATCTAAAGGTATCAATTCACTTAACGGTGATACTTTTGTTTGAGAAGAATTTAATCTATATAAATTATAAGCATATTGAATCATTCCAGAAGTATGAACACCGCCTGTAGATATAGAGTTAATTATTGGTTGAGTTAAATTGTACTTTCCAACCATATCAACAACATTCATAGGAATATCAATAAGATTTTCTAAATCTCCATTTATTATTGAATGCTCTATGTTTAGAAATTTAAGTTGATTATTTCCGTCTACCCAATATATTTTATCAATAATTTCATTTTCAAAATTATTAATAGCCTGTATCGGTGTGTTTTTAGAAAAATTCATATCTCTTAGATACAACAATGTTAAATCATAATTGTCATACCTCATCTTCCACACACAGTCAAATCCATTATCGTCAGTAGTAAATAATAATAAAAATTCCCTACTATGCGTATGTCCAATTATTACTTGATCGCCACTTTGTGCTGGACTATAATTTATTTCACTATTTAAATAAGATAATGTTTTTGTTCCAAAGTAGATTGAATTATATGTAATTACTTTTGTTGAATAATTAATTACGGGTGTAGGAATTTTAAATATTAATGAATTTCCTTTTTCATTTGTGAGCGCGCCTGTAGACTGCGAGTCAGTGGAAACTACTCTAACATTTCTACCTTCAAAGTAAAATTGATTTGGAAATTTACTTTTAGAAACGTCTTGTAGCATACCTTCGTAGCTATATATTGTTTGTTTATTTGCCATCTTCAAAATGTCTTTTTAAATTATTAACGGAATTTTCTTAATCTTTCTTTTTCACTAGATTTCTTAAAGAAACTTTCGTGGCTTGTATTTGATAGTATCAATCTGTTTATAGAATTCATAACAGATTCCATGCCATCTACGCTTGGCATTTGTAACGCTGTAAATGCGCTTGGCATATAAAAATATCTTTTTTGTTGTATATATTCAAAAGCTTTATCTGTTATCTTACCCATTAAGTACATAGGCTCTAAATAACGGCTTAAAATATAATACTCCATACCAAGTAACACTTTTTCATTATCTGGGATTAAAGGGTATCCTTCTTCGTCCGTAGCTATACCTCTATACGCAACTTGAACTTCTCCGTCTCTTATTGAAGAAAAAAGAATTCCCTTCTGTACAGAATAGGTGTATTCGTTACGTCTATGATTTCCTCTCAACTCAAAATCAGTGTTACCTTGATTTTCAAATTCATTTGGATCAAAGTGATATACATTAGTAGATTCTCTCATTGCTATTGGGTGATTAAGAACTCCGTCCTCATCTGAATCCATATATCTGACTCCGCTTAATGTTAAAATATCACAAGGCAATTCAGCTTTATGATTTTGAAGAACTATATTTTGAGACACTTTATCTATATATACTACTGGAGCTCCAAGCAATCTTATAAACTCTAAGGCGTATTCAGCAGCTTCTTCGTAACTTAATTCAGAAGCTAAAGGATTTTTAAGTACTCTCCATAAAATTCTTCCAAGAGAAACATAATTAATAATTTTCATTTATATAAAATTTTAAAGTTGTTTTATTTTTATTTTGACCAGATAATCTAGCATAAAGAGTTGTTATTTTTAAATTATTGTCATTTGCACATTCGCTAATTGTATTCCAAATTTTATTAGTTTCTGTACATATTACTTTTTTAGCAAGACTGTGTTTACTTCCTTTTTTAGATAAACTCATTAATAATTTAGTTTTTTCAGAATGTTTTTTACCTTTATTTCTTCCTTTAACCTTTAATGCTAATCTATGTTGTTCAGAATGTTTTTTACCTTTTCTTGTAATTGACATTTTAAGTTTCGACTCTTCTGAAATAATTTTATTCTTACAAGAATTCTTTATTTTTAATATAGTGTTTTTTGAAATTTTTTGCGGTAAAACATCTGTTCTTGTTAATAAGCAATTCAAACCATTTTCACCTATTACATCGTAATAATCCTGCCAATATCTTTCTTTAATATTTAATTCTTCAGCTTTACATTCTTCAATAATTTCAATAATATGATTTAAATATCCATATTTTAAAAAAGAATTATATAGTCTTGGTTGATTTTTACAGTTTAATGAATGATATTTTTTAAAACGATTTGTGCTATTTATAGTTTGACCTATATATATTTTTTCAGAAGGAGATATTATTCTATATATTCCTATCATTGTTTATTGTTGTTTTATTGTATAATAAATAAGAATCGAATTTTTCTTTATCTTCATCTTTTATTCTTTTACCTAGCAATCTGCTAAATATTCTATTAACTTTAAATGAATATAATTTTTTATTTTCAAAATAAAGATTATACTTTTTAAAATATACTCTAAAAACATATTTAGAAGTGTGATTATTTAAGTATCTTACTAATAATTTTTTATTTTTAGATTCTTCATCTTCAGACCATAATTTATTTGTTGCCACCCAGTCAACAGGTGATGGATTGTATAATTTTCCGTTTACTATTCTTGGAACTCTTTTATCTTTTCTTATACATAAAGTAGATCCTATGTACGGAATAGTGTATTCGAGCCCTTCCTCTATTATTAAGTTTATTATTCCATTATTAAATTCAGTAATTATGTCTTTATATTTGCTTCCACTTATATTAACATCTTGATTATTTTTAATAAAATATTTATAATAGTTGTTGATTCCGTAATCAGTAGTAATCTTACCTTCCGTTCGTTTGTTCTTGACCATTACCGTTTGAATCATTTTCTTTATCTTCTTTAATACTCATTTTAGCAGCTAATTGAGCTACTATTTCGTCTTTAATTAAATCAACATAATGTGGCTGTAATGGATACTCTGTAGTATCTTCGTCAAAACAAGAAGGAGATTCTTCACAATCACAACAATTTGTATAATTAATCAAATCTAAAGGGTCTTCAAATACTCCTGTTATGGTCAAACATTCTAATAAATTTAAAGTATCCATATTACTTAATAAGTAAATATGCTTATCGTTATCTAAAAACGCAAATATTGCATTATTAAACGGAGAATATTTACTATAAATAGCTTTTTCTTTTGTAGTAAAATTAAATGGAATTGCTATTCTCTTTGTAGGCCTTACATTTGTAATTGCTGTTTTAACGTGTAATTCTATTGGTTGTGGAATAGGACGTTTAGTTCTTAATATTGTGTCGCATTCAAGAGTTAAACCGCATTGATTAGCAGAAACAACTTCAAGACCTAAACATAACGTTTGAGTTATCGAAATATCTGTAGTATGTTGAAAATTATTAAGATCTTGTCTTAAATATTTAGATCTTTTAATTCCAAATAAATAAGTTATATATCTATTTGAAATTTCAGTATCATCTGTATAGAGTTTTAACGACTCTCTAACGTCGTATATCATTTTTGCGAGTTTCATATGCTTTAAAATAAAAACGCCCTCAAACTACTTATTGAGATTGAGGGCGTTCTGTGTTATTGTTTAAGTTCTTTAAATTTTAAATAATTTGTATTACTCATTTCAAAGAACCTTCCAGATTCATTGTCTTTCATAATATGTTTAATTGTTCCTCTATTAGAACAAACCTCTTTGACGTGTTTAATATCAAATGAACCATTAATTGGAGACGTTTGTTTAACCTTACCATTAGCCACACCTGCGTGAATATATGGATTTTCAAGAAATTTAATTTCGTTATAAACGTTTTCTAATTGTCTTACATCTTCGTCACAATAGTCAAGCATTTTTTGTAAAGCATCTCTATCGTTCTTGAAGACAATATCCATCCATAATCCAATCTCTGTTTTGATCTTTCCTTCAAATCCTAAGAATTTAGATATATAGTCTAACTTATTTGAATTTAAATATAGTTTAGATCTTGCAATTTTTAATGTGTCAAACTGTTTATAACTTGGAAGCATTTTTAATCTATGATACAAAGCTCTAGTTCTTAACCATTTTAAATCAAAGTTGTCACCATTGTGCGCAACTATTAAATCAGCTTCATTAAGAGTTTCTATAAATTGCTCTACTAAAAAGTAATCTGATTGATCTTTGTCCCAGTTAAGATTATAAACCTCATCTTCTCCAAGCCACTTATATGATACACATATAATCGCTCTTTCTTTTATAATTTGCTCTGGAGAAATATTTTGCTTAAATCCAGCTCTCCAAAACCAACCAATATTTGGTGATGTTTCTATATCGTATATTAATATTCTAGCTTTTACAGAGGATAATTTACTAATAGACTCTCTATTTTCTTGATTTACTTCTCTTAAAGCTATTTTGCAATTACCTATAGTTGTTTCAAACCCTTTTAATCTAAGATGATTTCTTAATCTTTTAGAACCTTCTTTTAAATAACCAGTTTTACTTCTTAAAAATTCTTTAATTTCAATTAACTCCATATATTGTTTTTTTTTTAAACTTATACAAAGTTAGAACAAATAATTGACAATTCCTAATTTTTTTGCAATTATTTTATAATTTATTTTTATTGGCTTACTAAAAGTTGAGGGTAAGGCGTTGGTGTTGCGTTAAGTAAAATAGTATTAACGCTGCTAACTCTTTTTACTAATAGATAATTTACACCTGCATTAGACTGTATATTACTATTTACAAACATACCATTAGCCACATTACTTACACTTCCCACTACAGTTGAATTAACTATGTGTGCCGTAAGGCTTGTTTCAAATAAAGGAATAGCGTCAAGGAAGTTACATCCTTCTATAGTTACCTCTTCTCCTTTAATTATATTAGATGAAGTGTTGTTTGAGAAATTACAAGAATACATTCCTAATGTAGGTGTGGCTTCAATAATACGTGTTCCTGAATTGTTTTTAAAATCGCAATTTATGACCACTGGTGCATTATGATTAACTGCTATAATAGAAGTTCCTGTATTGCCATTAAAATTACACTCAATCCAAGCGTTTAGATTATCTGCTCTTCCTGTTATCAAAGAAAATCCTATTCCACAATTCATCACTTGACATCTGTAAAATACAGTTTTGTCAATGTAAGTCATATGATTTGTTTCAAATCCCCCCCAAGCAGGGTCGGGAGTTTGTTTAAAGGCCGTTGGTATGTTAAAGAAATGTATTTGTTCAAACATATTATTGTCCATACCATACATTTGAGCAACTTCTATTCCGTAAGTAGCCTGATTTCTAAATACTACATATTTAAAATTAATTCCATTAGGCTGGAACCACGTGTCTAAACCGTCTGAAGTTATATGAACACCTTTATTACCTCCTTGTAATGTTATATAATTTATTGTAAACGAACCTAAACCAGCACCTCTAACATTTATTAAATTAAAATCATCTGTCAATCCTACAATTACAGTTTTTCCTGTACCTGCGCCTGTAATACCATCTTCTTTATTAATTAATAAAGGCGCATCAATATAGAAAATACCTTCAGGTAAATTAGCAATTCCTTGCGTGTCAATTAAGTTTTGAATATAAGCCCTAGTACTTGATTGTCCTATTCTATTAGTACTCCAATTTGTACCTGTAGGATTTGCTATTGGTAAGAATGTATGCCTATTCCATTTTGTTCTTTCTGCACCTAAAATAGAAGACGCTATGTTTGTAGCAGGCGTTCCTGTTATTAATGCTGTTTGGTTCGATCCTTGATAAATCAAATTAGTATCATTAAAAAACGCTCTAGTATCATAGTTTCCGCCAGTAACCGCGTAAGGTGACGAATTAGAATCTATTGTTAACGTCTTAGCTGTTGTAGTACTTGCTCCACCGTTAGTGGAAATTTCTTTGTCTAATAACATTAAATTATTGGCTTGAATATCAAAAACAGGAGTTGAGTTAGTGGCGTAGCCTAATCCAGCCATACTACCTAATTTAACATCGCTCATATTTCGCATATATAATAATGCTTTTCCAGTGCCTAAATTGTTGAAATTCCAAGCCTCTGCATCTAAACCAATAATGTTTAGATTACCAAAGTTGTCAATATCTGTAGCATCACCGTGTGCAGTTAACAAGTTTAGCCAAGCCCAAGTGTTACCATAACTAGGAGTTGTGTTGTTTCCTTTTAAATCTAATTGAGGATATTCTGAAGTTATCCAATGTTTTATAAATTTATTATTTCTGAAATACCCACTAGAAGTGTTATTAAAAGTAATTTTACTTCCTATTATGTCTACAAATTCACAGTTTTCTACAGAGCTATTTGTGCCTAAAATATACCCTCCGTTTGTTTTGGATATTTTACAATTTGTAATAGCAGAACCACTTAAAAAATTAAGCCCGTACCACGCTTTTACACTTGTAACTAAAACGTTGGTTGATCCAGCGGTTATATTTATTGGAGGCATTTCATTGTAAGAAGAATGTCCGTACAATTTCATATTGCTGGTTAAATTTACACTAGCAATTCCTCCAACCCTATAATTACCAGCTTCTAATTTGACTGCCCCATAAGTATTTAAAGCAGTTTGAAGATTAGCTCTTTCCGTATAAGGAAGTAAATAAGCATCAAAATAACTAATTTCTTCAGGTTGATTAAAATTTAAAGGCACAATTATAATACTAGGTCTTCTTTTTTGTTGTTGCGATATTATGTTTCTCATTCTATTTTAAAGGTTTAAACTATTAAGCCAATCTCTTAAATACGTACTATAATTAAATAATGTAGAGTTTAAGTGAGTGCCTCCTACTACAGATGTATAATCAACACGACCTCCTTTATTTTGAATAATAGTTTGAAAAGCAGTGCTTTGAGTGGCGTTGATTGTTGCGTCTGAGTCTCCGTGAATTAATCGTAATGGTATCTTAGATAAAGATCCGACAACTAAATATATATTGTAAGAATCTAGCCCAGCTATTGCTCCTGTGTATGGTTGAAAAGTAACGTCTCCTGGAACATAAGTATAACCAGCGCTATATGCGTCTCTGAAATTATAAGCATATTCAGCTAATGATGGTTTATTTACTTCATCAGCAATTTTAACCCAATTAGTAACATTACTTGTAGCGACACCAGTGCTTGATAATATGTTTCTATACATAGCTCCATAAGCTTTATTTATTAATGAAGTAAAAGAACCATTAGCATAATTTGTTGTTAAATCTAATGCGCCACATATACTAATAACTCCTTTAACTTTATTTGGATATTGAGCAGTATACAGCATAGCATTGTAACCACCCATAGACGTTCCGATATGAATATGATTATCAGGTTTTATTAATTTGTCACAATAATCCATTAACGCTTTTCTGTATACCATACCCGCAGGCGAACCCCAACTTGAAGATGTTGAACCAGCACCCCAAAGTGCCGTTCCTACTGGATTATTGTATGAATTAAATGTACCGTAACAAATAGCATATCCAGCGTTATACAAATCGCTCCAAAATGTCGCTTGCGAGTCTAAATTACCGTCAATACCGTTAGGGTGATGATATTGTATTAATGTTTTTGTTCCAATAGGAGCGTATATGTATGCTGGATATGTATTGTCTAAATTGTCATTAAGTACTTTGACTTCAGTAACAGTTCCTACCCATGATTTAGGATCGTGTATAGTTAAATCGTCATAGTACTGAATGTTTACAGAGTTTAATATCATTTCTTTTGTTCCAGTTCCTTCTACGCTAATGCTATTAATGGCATCAAACATTAAGGCTGCCCCAGATGGATTGTAATTAAAATCAAATCCTTCTACAATACTTTGACCTGTAAAAGCTGGTTGAAATGTAGTTGCTCTTATTCCGCTCCATTTTGTAGTAATAGGCATTACAGATTTTACAATTCTAGTTCCATTTCCTATAATTGAAAATTGCCAAGTCGAGTTGTCTGTAATTGCAGATAAAGCTTGATTTGTTAAATGTCCTTTAGTCATTGTCAAAACAGAACTTCCTACCTCAACAATGTTTTCTCCTTGCCATCCAATTCCACTTTTTAATACTTTTATTTTAAAGTTTGCGGTTGATGCTTTTTTAACCGTAAAGATAATATCAACTCTAAATGGTTTTGTTTCATCTATTGCTGTAAAATTTATACCTAATGTGCTTGTGTTTCCGCTAGCTCTAATTCCATCATCTACATTTACAAATCCTGAATTTGTATTTAAATTAGAAATTTGCAACAACTCTTTTGAGTAAATATCTGAATTTACTGCTGAACCTCCACCGCCACTTTGCCAAGTAGTACCTCCTAATTGCGTATTTATGCCATCTACTATTTCTGAAGTAGTTTGATTTTCTCTTCCGTCATACCACTTTATTCCATCTGTGTCGTGAATAAAATAAACTGGAATCATATCAGTAGCCCCTGTAATTACTAAGTCAGCAAAGCCTTGCAAAGTAGCTACTTGTGTGCCTGAGAAATATAGATTTACTAATCCTAAATCACCATTAGTTGTACCAGTAACAGTTAAATCAAGATTTCCAGTTACATCTATTTCAAAATTTGGATTTGCGCTATCGTAAGCTACACTCATTGTAGCTAAATAAGTTTTATTTATAAATGCAGTATTTATTGTAGATCCACCAGTAATAGACGTGTCGTTTATTTTAATTAAATCACCTTCGACTATATTGTGCCCAAGACCATCTACAACATCTCCTTCGTATTCTTGAAGATTTAATAAATATTGTTGTACTGACGAATCAATACTAGTAACCTTTAAAATTACAATTCTTTTAGAGTCTATTAATATATATGAATTATCTAACAAGTCCTGTAATGTGGTTGTAATAGTGCCTAAATCATATATTTTAGGTTGCTCATTATCTGTATACTTATACAGTGTATTTACCGATATTTTCATATTTTATTTTTTTATATTAATTAATCTTAATTTATAGCCTATAAAAACATTGTTGTTAGTATCGTATCCAGCTGTATAAATATCACCTCTTTTGTTTTGAATACCTAAATCAATTTTTATTCCAGAATTTGTTAAAGTTGTATTGTTATAAACTTCAACTCCAGTATATAAAGCAAATACAGTTTGTTTAACCTTAACTGGAACATCTACAATTCTTTCTTTAATTGTGTATGTTGGTTTAATATAATTTAAAGTCCCTGTTGTTTCAGCTTCTATCGTTAAGTTTATATCCTTATTATCAAAGTTTTGTTTGTATTTATTAATTTTAACAGCATTCATAAATAAATGTAATTTTTGAATACTATCTTTAGCTTTTAAATAATCTATAACAAGTTGTTTATCTAAAGGGTTTACAATAGTTATTTTCTTGTCTTTAAAGACAATACTATCTTTAATTATAGTATCGTGTACCTTTACAGGTTTTACTGCGTTAAACGAGCCGTGTTGAGCTGGGACTATAACTTCCGTATTTTGTACAGAAGGTAAATCTTTATTACTACAACTTCTTTGAATAAATATAATAAATAATAATATTACTATTATTATTGGATATATGAATTTTTTAATATCTATCATATTAAACATTTTTTAAATAATTGATAATAACTAGCTATTAAATTAGCCTTGTCAGTACCATTTATAATTCTTCTAGCGCCTATAGGGTCTTCTACTTTTGAGTTAAAATACATTTCTAAACATTTTCCAGTAAAATCTCCGACATTAGAACTTCCTTTTAACATTCCTTCAAACATTACTTTAGTCGCAACATCTAATGTTAAACATAATTCTGGTTTATTAAGCAAATCAAGTTTTAATAATCTACCTAATAATTCATAATTTTCATACCACGTAAGTTGAACAAATCCTCTTCCGTAATATAATTTGTTTGGAGTAATATAAGCAACTCCAGAATGCTTTATTTTTTTTCCATATGGCCTAGTTTTACCTTTTCCATATTCTTCTATAGGGGCAATAGTTTTTGCAGTTTCGTGGTAGGTGGTGGCTAACATATAAGCTAGCCACCTAATATCATTAAACTTTCTATTATCCCATTCGTTAAATATTGCTTCATACCCGCTAACTTGTGTAGAAGATAATTTACCAAAATTTAACCTATAATTGTTATAAAAATTTAATCTATTTATCATAATGTAAAATTATTAATCAGTTTTTGCAACTAAATTTATTACAATTCCAAGTATAATAACAAACGCAGCTCCTACTCCAAATTTTATTTGGTCTAGCAATATTTCTCTTTTTGCGTTTTCTAATTTAATCAATTCTATTGATTTCTGTATAACTTCTATTTCTGAGTTTATTTCATTTATATCGTAGACAATTCCTTTTTTACCGTTTGCATCAGTTCCTGTTAGCGCTGTTAAAACGTCTCTTAAATCTAATTTAACAAATTTTAAATGTTGATCTATTTTATCAAATCTTTCTTCTATTTCTGGCATTTATTTACTTTATTTGATTTTTTTTATTATATTTTATCTCTAAGCATTAATATTGTTTTACTAAATTTTTCACTCCCTATATAAGCAGTGGCAATGATAGTCCATTCCCATCCATTTAACTTTGAAGTAAATAAAGCAACAGTTGCTATTAATGTAATCATAAGTGTTTTGCTTACTGTTTTATTTAAATATTTATCTATAAATTCTTGTCTACTCATCTTTTTATATTTATTGTTTTACAGTCCCGCCAGTAACGTCTTTATCTTTAGCGTAAGCTCCTAATAAAATTAACGATATGGCAACTAATAATTGAGTGCCTGACATTTTATCAAAATAGCCAGCAACATAAGCGTCTAATAGAGCATTAACTCCTATTAAAATACCTGGAACTAATCCAGCTAAAGTTGTCTTCCAGTTTTTCATAATTATTTATTTTTATTAATTAATTTTCTAATAAAGTCTAATATCTTTTCAAATATACTTTTATTTTTTACATCTTGCTTGGGCTTTTCAATTGGCATTTCAAATCTTGGAATACTTAAAGTAACTTCTTCTTCTTCTGCAATAGTTTGCATTATTGGAAAAACTTCTCCAAATGTTTCTATTGAATTTCCTCCAACAACTATTGATTCTTGTGCCTTTGATTGTTGTGATAATAACATAGCTAAAATCAATATAATAGCAGGAATAATAGTCCAAACAGCATCCATTATTTCTGAATTACCTTTTTTAGTTATTTTTTGCATAACATCTCTGCTAACGCCAAAAGCTATTGTAATACCTAAAGAATAATATTGATTTAAAAATAAATTTGCTAAAACATATATTACAAATCCATATATAAAATGATTTGCTTTGTCTAGTGGAATTAATGGTAATTTCATATTAATTAATTGTTTATTTTAATTTCCGCTATTAGATTCTTTTTTAAATTTATTATAATTTAAATAAATACTATTAAACTCTAAAAGTCTACTTATAAGTTCTTCTTCCGTTTCAAACCATTCTAAATATGGTTGTCCACTTGTTATAATTTGCTCTCCTATTATTTCTCCGTAATGAAAAACTTTTAATCTATCTGTTGCTAAATAATACATAATTTATATTTTTAAATTACTCCACCATCTACTACCGTCCACCCATAACCTGTTCGTAAAATACCACCACCTGTATAGGTATTAGTAAATACACTTCCTTGCAAATCTAATTCAGTTAGACTAACGACAGTAACTATCCAAGCTCCATTTGCTTCAACTGTTCCTAATACTCCTGATATAAATATTTTTTCACCAGTTGCTCTACCGTGGCCTCCGATTATTATTCTTATTAACCCGCTACCATTGTTAATTGCTCCTAATATTACAACTGAGGCATTATCTCTAGTTAACAAAGCTCTACCTTCTGCACCACTAGCAGTATAATTAGCAGTACCAAAAGAAATAACGTTGCTAAGTTGTAGTTGATATTCAGTCCAGCCATTATAAATAGAATCTAAATTTTCTTTTGAAAATGTAGTTGGTGTTTTTCCATTCATAAAACTGTTAAAATTAGTAACATTACCTACTCTCCAATTTCCTATATCTTGATTAAAAGCAGTTGCATTATTAAACAGAAAGCTCATATTTGTAATTCCAAGCACATTCCAGTTTCCTATATTTTGATTAAAACTAGGATTATTTGAAAACCATTGAGCCAATGTAGATGCTCCACTTAAAGATAATTGTTCTAGTCCTAATATACTGGTAAAAGATAAACAACTTTCAAACAAACCGAATGTAGATGAATTTATTCCTGAACTACCTAATAATGCAAAACTATCTCTAACATTATTAAATTTTAAGTTATTACAGATAATAAAAGTTGTAACCGCTCCTGTTTTAAGAGTTAGACATCCAAATTGAATTATTTCTAAATACTTTAAAGAGTTTGTACTATTGAAATTAATCCATAAAGCTAATGCTTTTATTTTAATAGTGTAAACTCCCTTACTTGCATAGGTATGAATATTTCTGTTTATCTCTTTCGAGCCATCCCCCCAATCAATAGTATAACTTCCAGTAGAAGTAATGGCAAGTTGAATTTGTCTTAAAGCTACTCCTGTTCCAGACATTGTCGTGTCAATTATACATATAAAAGCATTAGTGTCATCTTTTGGCACGTCATTAGCCATTAATCCAAATGTTTCTCCCAAATAATTATTATTTATAAGACCATTAACTGTTCCATCTACAATATTTGATTGTATTCCACTCATACTATACTGCTTGATAATCAGCTCCGTGCGCTGTTACATAACAACTATTAGCAGCTAAACTTACTAATGTAGAGCATCTTAATACATCATTTGGCATTAATGGAATATATCTTTTGCCAGTATTATCTAAAGGCATTCCCACAAGATTAAGCCCGTCTAACATATCATTATTTCTTGTTCCTGTTATATTACCAGCATTAATAGCTACCGCTACTAATCCTATTGGAACTACTGTTGCTCCTCTTAAAATGTATATGAATACATTTGTTATTGCAGCATTAGCTGCGCTTGCGATTAAAGAATATATCCTTCCACCATACGCTCCTGCAGTATATATTGTAACTCCGTTAGTGTTACTTCCTAATGTTCCTATTGTAGTTCCTGTTAAAACAGCAACTCCTGAATTAATTACATTAGCTAAAATTGGTATTTGACCGTTTACTAAAGCCATAATTTTTATTTTTAATAGTTATAAGTATTTCTTAATGTTTGCATTAAAATATAATCTAAATCTCCACCTCCTCCTGTTGACGTGCTACCATCAGCCATAAGAAACTGACTTGATGTACCTCCTGATTTTATGAATGATAAAGCAGTTACCGCACCATCTGCATTTACTTGAAATGTATTAGTTCCTGCTGTATTTTGACCTTTATATATAGGAGTAATATTATCAGCATTTCCAGTTCCATTTTTAACACTAAATCCGTCTAACGTTACATTAGTAACTATTAAAGGAATTGTTGAATTATTATACGCCTGCTGCAAAGAAGTTGTCGATAAACTGCCAAGACCAACTACGCTGCCAAATTTACTTGCCTCTATAAATAACGCTCTAGAAGTGTCTGTTAAATTTGTTGTATTATGTTTTAAAATTAATAGACCTCTAAATAATCCGTTTTCTAATATATTTTGCTCTACAACAAAAGATTCAGTAGCTATAGCCTGTATAGCTTCAGCTATATTTGAATACACAGCTTGACCATATTGAATTCTTATTAAGTTACTTTGAAATACATAAATTCTTTGAATAGAGTATTTACTTCCAGGAACCAAAGTTCTTACCCCTCCGTTGTCATAAAATTCTGGATCTATTACTGCTGTATTTGTATATTCTGTTCCGTTTTGAAGCCTATACCTTATATTTGTTGGAGCTACTAATGCAGGTAATTGTAACGTATGTGGGTCTTTGTTTGTATTTATAAAATTAGTACCTTGCTTAAATACATGTCCAAAACTTTTATTAATATTTAAATTTGCTCCATTTGGAGAAAATACATTTCCACTAATATTAAAAAACCCAATAGCCTCCATTAAATCTGAAAGTTGTGCTCCATTATCAATAGCTACTACAGGCTGGTTATTTACAGCATTTACAATAACTCTATTAGAGTGGACTATTACTCCTAACATACAATAATCTCTTTGTAATGAATTGTCAAAAGGACTTGCTGAAAATTGTAAAACTCCATTAACATCTATTGCTAAATAAGATACGTTTTGGATAGCTATATTAGGAACTACATTAGCGGTTGTAGCTGGAAATGATTTGTATTGTTTTGTAGGATTTAATGGGTCTGTGTAGTTATTTATAAACCACGCTTTTATCGCACCTACATTAAACTTAGTCGTATCTACATTTATAGATAATCCATCAAAAGCAATTATACCAGTAGAAGAATCATTATATAATAATTGTTTGTCCGATGTTGAAAAAGATAATCCATCAACATACTCTTTATCTACTAACGTTCTATTGTCGTAACTACCTACTAAATTAGTAGCGTATTTAACAGGAACGGTAGATTGTAATCTTGTTCTGCCAATTCTAAAGATGCCAGAAGTAATACCGTCTCCAGGTGCATTTCCAATATTAAATGAATGCTCTGCATTTGCTACAGCAGCTACCTCTCCGCTTCCTGCAATATATGATGATCCAAAGTAATTAGTAGATGTTGTTGTGAAAGCTTGGCTTACTTGAGGATTACCTAAAACAACTCCCATACTAGCTTGTAATCTAACCATAGACATCCAAGTATTGCCACCTAATAATCCAACTGTTACATATTGCGTTGCTGTACCTGCTCTATAAGTTCCATTTTCATCTATAAAACCTACTTGCGTTCCTGCTGAATTTAAAAATTGAGCTTGTTTTGTAGGTTGTATTTGAATTTGAGTATTACCAATATTATTATTTTTAATATCATCTCCTGTTTTTGTCCAATAATTATTAGCTGATGTTACAGTTCCTTCAATAATATTTCCAGAAGAATCTAATTGTAAACTATAAACAGGTGTTCCAGTGAATGTTCCAGATCCATATTTATTTAGTCTTAGTTGACCTGTTCCTTTAAGTGTAAATAAAGTACTTTCTATTGCATTATCTAATCCACTTATGCTAAGTTCAGATACTCTTGACACATCAGTTACTGTGCTCCAATATGATGATATTAAATTAGTTCTTTTTGGAGTTCCTGTATTTACAGTTGAAGTAAGAAAATTTATTGCCGTCCCAGAGCCAATTCCAGGAGTGCCAGAGGCAGCGCTTTTTTTCAACTGTATTATTGGATATACAAGAGCATTCATTGGACCGTTATTTTCAAATTCCGCTGCAACACTACTTGACTCACCTTTAACGCCTATACCTCCACCAATACCTCTAACCCCAACTCCACTTGTATATTGAGCATCCCCTGTTACACCTATAGTTGTTGATGGCGAACCAATCATCGCGAAGCCGTAAACGCCAGAACCCATTGTTGAACGAGTAGTTCCTACAATACCATTACCAGCACCTGTTGTTGAAGTATTATTAACAACAAACGTACTCAAGCTTGGTGTAGTGGCACCATTACGCGTTTCAGTAAATGTACTACTGTTAATTGTAGTATTTTCAGTTAGCGTTCCTCCTAACCGAATATCATCTCCTATTTTGGTTAAACCATTAGAAGCCGTTATTGCTCCTCCTCCGCCCCCTGTAGTAACACTACCATCAGCCATAAGGAATTGGGTTGATAAGCCCCCAGTTTTAATAAAAGAACTGCCAGTTATTATTCCACTTGTATCTATACTTGCAACGGTAGTAGTTCCACCACCGCCTCCTGTAAGTTTAAACTCTGCAATATTACCTGTAACATCAACTCCAGCTCTTGCTTCAAAAGGTAATCCATTGTTTGCATATGCTGAAAGAGCCGTTCCTGTACTTGACATAAAGTAGCCACCTATCCCGCCCTCAGACAATCCTGTTATCGCAGTACCCGTTAGAAGTACATCTACTTCAATAGGTATATTTGTTGTTGCTCCAACAGTTGTTACTTCTTGTAGGTTTGGTGTAATTGCACCTTCTGGAGATTGTGATAATGTAGTTGTTATTTTTGCCATTATACTGTTTCTATTAAATATTCTACAAGCACTTTGCTTCCAGCTTTTGCTGTAAACGATAATGCTGTTTGATTTAAAGTTGTAACCTCTATATTTTGCGTCATTCCAGATGGAAATGTAAATGTATTATAAACAATAGTTCCAGACACAACTATAATTGTTATTGAATGAAATGTATTTATAGGATAATTTACAACTTGATCTACTATTGGTTCGTATATATTTGTAACTAATGTATTATAATTAGGACCTCCATTTGCACAAGTATTTACAGCTGAAACTAAATCTACAAGTTTTCTTAAATCTGAATTCAATATTTTTTTACAATCTTGAAAAGCAATAAGAAGTTCATTTATATTTTGATTTATTTCGTTACATTCTATTACTGCCATTTGTGTTTATTTTAAATTACTATGTCTATTTTTATTAATGAAGCCGTTCCAGTTCCTACGCCTGGGCCACTTGCTGTAAAATACAATCCTACTGTATTTGCGGAAGCTCCTATTAACGTAAAGTTTGTATCTCCTATTGTTAATATTTTATATTCTACTCCAGTCACGAATGTTCCTGCAGTTAAATTTGTTTGATTTATAAATAAACTACCCTTTGATAATCCATCAGAAACCGCTGCATTTTTTGAAGAATACGTAGGAAGCGTTGCAATAACCTGTGAGGCAATTTCATTTATTGAATTACCTACCAATAAAGCTTCAGCATTTAACAATGTGCTTACATTTCCGCCTATAGAACAAAAACTCATATCCACTGTTTGTGGTAGTGTTGTATCTGTCTTTATAAACAACAGGTTTAATTGTAAATTATTAGCTGAAACTTTTACAAGAGATATATCGTTTAATTGTGTTTCAGATTTATTGTATAAAAAATTATCACAAACCCCTGAAAGCTTAGTATTATTTAATGTTATTGCAATATTAAAACTATTTATTTCCTCTGTCGAAATTATATTTTCAACTACTTCAGCAACTGAATCTGCTTGTACTAATAATTCAGAATCATACAATTCAAAACTACCTCCTTTTAAATCAAATAATGGAGTTGCACTATTCATAAATAATGATATAGGACTACAGTATTCAAAATTTACATTCTTAAATATATTCGCAGACGAGCCGCCTTGCATCACAAATGGAGAATTATATGAAATTAATGATATGTTCTCTATATAAAAATTTGCTGCATTTGGATTAACATATCCAATATCAGATGGATAGTTAGATTCAAAAGTACATTTAAGCGAGGCAGATGCTATTGTATCTGAAAAGTTAAGTATCGTTCCTTGTCCTTTTATTCTTAATATTTTACTGTAAGCACTGTAGATTCCACTAGTTCCTCTATTTCTAAATCCTTTTTTAAGTAAGGTTATTCTAGAGCCTTCATTTAAAATTATAGTTGAATCTATTGTGTTTAATACACTCATTGCATCATAGTCAATTAAGTAATCACCTACTGATGGGTCTGAACTAATTATAGCTCCAGCTTCTAATTCAAAAACAATTCTGTTATAATTTATGTTTCCTGTAAATGTATAGGCGCTTGATGCTCTTTGTATAAAAACTGTTGATCCAGTATATTGTGGGGCTACATTTGTTCCAGTTCCTTTAAAAGCCAGTAACCCAGCTTCTATTGTTTTAAATGGTTTTGCTATAGTTCCTAATTCTTCTGTTCCAATGTAGTCTTTGTTAACTATAAACCTTGGAATACTTGTATCTGTCTGAACTGGATTTTCGATTACAATATCATCTCCAACTATATTTACATTTAGTGTGGATGATTTTATTTTCCTAACCCTTGTTGTAATATCATTTGTATTTTCAACAACATCTTTAACTATTGATAAACCAGTACCTACATTTTCAACTTTAATACTTTTTAAATTAAATTGTGTGTTATAACCAGACAGTGTAGAATCTTTATATACTCCAGCTCCAGTACCAACATCAGTCATTGAATATGTGCTGGTATCGTAATATCTAAAAAAATTATATATTTTATTAGAATATGTTATTCCAAATGAAGATATGTTATTTGGGTATGTATAATTAGTAGTTCTTAATCCAACTTCTCCACCAATAACTTCTCTCCATTCATATCTAGTCCCTTCTTCTATACAATAAAAAATACTTCCCTTTACATATGTAAATGCTAAATTATTATTTAAACCTAAGTCTTTTAATGCAGCTTCATTTTGAATGTATGTTTTTACATCTAAAGGTATTTGTGTTGTTGTTTTTAACCCTAAAGGTATATTTGAATAGTCTGACATATATTTTTTATCTTATTAATTATATACTCTGATTTCTATTGAAGCGTCTGATATTACGTTATTACTATTACTTCCACTATAAACAGAGGTTACTAATAATTCGTTATCATCACCTCTAACAATACCTAAATAAGCATTAGAATTATAACTACTATTTAATAATATAAATGTTTTTGTATAGATAAATAAATTAAGAGTGGCTAATTGTAAAGTATAATTTCCTACACCATTATAAAGTGATGTAATAGTATCGCCCAATGTGTTCTGCAAAACAACAAGTGTTGGTGCGCTTGTTCCTGATTGTGATATTAAAGCCGTATAAACTTTATAAGGCAATTTAGCATCTACGTAATCTTTTATTGCTTTAACACTTGGATATTTAGTATTACTTGTTGCATCAGTAGTTACGTTTGTTGATTTGTTAGATAAATTTTCTTTTAAATTAGATTCTTGATCAACATAATCAACTATTGCCTTAGTGTTTGATCCTACATTTAATGGAGTTATACTTTTTGTTGCTGATTTATTTGTTATATCAGTATCTATTTGTGTTTTTAATGCTGTATTTGTCATTATTGAAATGTTTCGTTAAATATTTGATTATATATTCCTTCTCCACTTACTGATGGTGTTTTTATTTTTATAAACATATCTCCATATGAATATATATTATTTGATACAAATAAAGTTGTATTTATACTGTCTATAAATGTTTCAGTAAATCCATCTGTAATATTTATATTTAATGAATTAAATATATCAAATGTTGTTTCTAATTTAGTATCTGTTATAGCAAAACATATTCTTCCTATTAATGCATACGGTATGGTTTTTCCTGCATTAAAACTAACAAGAGTGTCACTAGGTTTTGATTTTAAGAATCCGCTATCGTCAACTTTTAATACAACTTGTGCATTTGTAGTATAATAATCAGCTTCTTGCCAATAAAATACTTTTTGATTTACTGGATAAGTATTACAATCTAAGAACTCAGCTTGTATAAATACTGGTTTTGGACTTTTTATATCTTGAGCTAAAACCATTGGCATACAAGTATTTTTAGAAGTAGTAAGTATCCTATTATATAAAGTAGTTAATGTTCTTCTATTAGGTTGCGATAAAGATGTATAGCAAGCTCCTAATAGCTTATATATAGCTTCTAGTATATAAGGGTCATTTGAATTTAGTTTGCCTGTTAAACGGGCTTTTCTATATGTTTTTTCAACTGAACCTATTATTACTGAAACGTGTCCTTTTTCATTTATTTCTGCCATCTTTATTAAGCTTGTATATATCCGCTACATGTAGTACAATCTATTGGTATGCAATCTGTGCAAGGGGTAAGTGTGCAAAGTTTTTGTAACTTAGTTACCATTTGAGATGCTTGAGTGTAGTACCCTATTTGCAGTGCTTTAATAATATTATCAATTAGCATATTGATAGTTATTACCATTTGGTTAGATTTATTTTTATCACAATCTACACAATTAGTTATTTCTAATTCTAGAAGAAAACTAAGCAGACAGTAATAATATGGTGTCAAATTATAAGTAACTCCCGTAACTGGTGATTGACAATCTTGACATCCAGGTACATCTACGTAAGTGCTTTCCACTTCCATATATACTATGTCTTTAAAAATTGTTAATCCCACATCTGAAGCATTTATAATTAATGTTTCTTTTTCATTTACCTTTAAAAGTTTAGATGATAAATCAATAGCTAAAGAGTAATCTTTATAATCTATCGTTGTCCATACTAAAATAGATGAAATTTTATATGTAAGTTCTGTATGAACTTCGATAGCTAGTTGTTTTCCATTTGCTATAATTTCAAAATTGTCGATAACTATCGCCATATCGTTATATTTAAATTATTATTTGAGTATTTCATATTTGTGCAAAAAAAAAGGAAAGAAGATTTTTTTCTTCTTCCCTTTTAGGTATTATTTAATTATTATTATACTACAGCTAAGTCAGCTGGAACAGCAGCTCTAGTACCTATAGAAGTACGTAGATTTGCAAGAACTGTGTTTGTAGCAGCATTGTTAGCAACTACGTTAGTTACTTTATCTACAAGTATTGTAAGTACTTTATACTGACGCTCAACAGATGTTTCTTTTCTTGTTGTGTAATATTTAATTTGGATTGTATTATAGAATCCTGTTGGAGATGCATAATACGGAGTTCCAAAGTCAGCAGGATATCCTGTTTGACGATAAACTTCATATTTCATACCTTTAACAAACCATTCAAAATTCACAGCAAATTTACCAGTTCCTGAACCAGGACTAGCTTGAGTAGTAACTACTGGTACAACTAGTCCGCTATTTGTAGCAGGCTGAGTAGTATCATAAGCATTTAAGAAAGATTTACCAAGAACATCAAATTCGATTTGTTTTCCGATAAGTTTACCAGCAACAAATTTTTGAACTTTACTAGTGATAGTAAATGTAGCTGCTCCTGTAGATACAACTGTTAATTCAAAATTACCTCTTTTAATAAGATTTTTTTGAAGAGAAAGCAATAAGCCGTCTTTAATAGCTGTTGTAGTTTCAGCAGACACACCAGTAACGTAAAATCCTTGAATGATTGCAAAGTTTTCAGGAGATAAAGAACCACCGTCATTATACAACCTAACTTCAATTTCATAAGTAGTAGCAGCAGTAGCTGTACCAACTGTAACAGTAACTAGTTTTTGAACTTCAGCAGCATACTCTTTAAGAGTAACTTTTTCAACTAAGGCTGGATCAATTACATCTGAAAATTCATAATCTAATCCTTTAGAAGAATCTCCACTTGTTTTTTGAAGATAACTAAATGGTAGTCCGTCAGCAATAGCTGTTCCTTGACTATTTACAGCTTTAATTTCTTTGTCAGAAGCAGTGGCGATAAATGTCTTTGTAGTAGTTTCAGTGGCTACAGCATTACCTATAATTAATTCACCAACTTGATTTGGTCCGTACATATTTTATGTTTTATTTATTATTATTCGTTTCTTTGATCTAACTGGACTTTAGTTTCTAGTCCAGAAGGTTTGTAATCTCTTAACGCTAATTCTACCGCTCTGTCTATAATTTCTCTTTGAAATTCTTCAGACAATATGCAAGTTTGCATAACTGTAACTCCATCAATACTTAATCCTTCACCAGGAAAAGTTGTTGCTAGATTAGACAGGACTATTGGCGGTGGATACATTATATATCTTAAATGGTATTCAGATATCGTATAAGGACTTATTAGCTCTACAACTCTATCAGCTCCTATCTTAGCTATATCCATTCTCCATACAGTTGAACTATCTGGTTTCTTAAAAGGATTACTTATTTGTATTGTAAACTCATCGTGCGTTTTTACAACAACATTTAGTATGTTATTATTGTAACAATCTGTTGTTGATATTTTAGCGTCTTCATAAACAATAAGAAAGACATCATTAGGTATTTTGAAAAATTTTGAATCAGAATGTATCTTTGATGTTGAAGTTACAATTTGTGTAGACTTGTAATCTTTGACAAGCTCTTTTAAATCAACTCTTCTTTTTTCTGAATTCTCAAACCCTTCTCTATACTTATTTCCGTCTGGATTATAATTATTTTTAACTAATTCTAATTGTGCTTTTGTAAGATAAACAGATAATTCATAATCATCAATGTTTGGAGCAGACATAGTCGCAATTGCATTATAATGAATTTGAAATTCGTTTTTTATCTCAGTTGTAGTCATAATTATTTTTTATTACCAAGCAGCTTAGCCTCTATAAAAGATCTAACATCTTGGTGTTTTGGATTATCTATATAAGCAATAGTGTTTTCAAATGTTGGTATTTGACTGTTTTCACATAGATCTAAACCGTCATTTGTAGAATACTTATTACCTGTCTTAATTATAATTCCTTTTTCAATTGCGTCATTAATTAAGAATTTAGTCTCTAAAGATTTATCTTTCATTAACAAAACAAATGATTCTGGTTTTTCATCAATAAATTGTTCTACCTTAGCTTGAACCCATTTCAATGTAGTTTCTTTTGAAATTGGTTTGTTAGTTAGTATTGCTAGAATTTTTATTAATTTATCTTTATCGTCTTCGATTTTTCCATAAAGTTTAAAAGCTTCTTTTTTATTATCGAATCCAATTTTCTTTTCTGTTAACTCTTCATCTGCAGAAGTAATAACAAACTGATATGTTTGTTTTAAATTTCTTTCTGCCCACGTTGGAGCTATATCATTTTTTAAATATGTAAGAATCTTGTATGATATATAATCAATTGGATTATTTAAATTAAGTAGATTATCGTCTTTATATAATGATACTTGGTGATCATACCAAAAATCTCCATACACCGACAAATCTAATCCAGTCAAAGCTTCTAAATATTCTTTTTCATCCTTAGTCAATACATTGGCTATAGAATTGTTTTTTAGTAATGGAGCTTGAAATTTCTTCACTGAACCATTAAGCATCCCTCCAGATATAACGTGATCTTCACCAACGTTAGATGCCATACCTTTTTTTCTTTTAATATACTTTACCGTGATAGTTGTATCAGGTAATGTAAATTTACTTTCTTTTACTTCCATTATAATTCTCCCTTTAGTTTAAAAAAAAGGGAGTGTATTTGTAGCACACTCCCAATAAGCTATTATTTAATATTATCCTAACAATGCAGGAATCAATGAAGCTGTACGAGAAGGATCTTTTACCATCGCTCCTGTTCCGCACATAGCAGTCATTGTAGCTGAATCTTCCATCAACTGCATGATACCACCTCTACGTCCAGAGAATGGATCACGAATACCTGCCATATAACCTCTTAACTCATCATCACCACGTACTTTGATTTTTTGGATATTTGGCTCTTCCATAGATCCGATATACAAGATATCATATCTGTAAGATTCAGCAACCCCACCATCTGGATGAAGAATTTTGTTACGAACTTTATCATCGTACATTGGATCAACTTCCAACATAATATGAATGTTATTAGGAGCTCTCCATTCTGTGAATTGAAATCCTCCTTGGAATGAATTATCATGGAATTTAGAAGCAACTCCTTTAATTGCGTTTTGGTTGGTGTTATCAAACATTGATTTCCATCCAGAAGCAGCAGCTGTTGCAGCTCTATTGAATTGAGCAGCTCCTCTTTCACCTGTACGCAACATGAATTTTCTTTCGTCAAAATCCAATTTACCTTCTGATAATTCAGAAAGAACATCTTCTAAAAGACGCATTGAGAATCTATTGTAAGAAATAGTATTAGATACTTCCATTTGCTCACGGATACCAGAACCAGCTTTGATTTCAATATTAGAAGCTCCTTTGTTCAAGAAACGACCATTTTCATCACGGTTAGTTTTTCCAAACATAATGGTACGAGATTTAATACGTGACAATGCTTTTTCAAACTGCCAGTAAACCTCTTGCATCCAAGTTGTTGATTTGTGTACTTTTCCAGTATTTGGGTCACGAGTTTCGATACCTGCAAAATATACTGGCTCTACTTTAACATCAATCATGGCTCCAGAAACTTTATGTTCCATACGAAGTGTAGAGATTGAATTTCTCATTAAATAAGGAGAAGTAAATTGAATACCAGCACCTCTTGTGGAAAGCTCGTCTTCTGTGTAAGCAGACTCAATACTGAATCTGTTTCCAGGTAAAAGTTCGTCTCCAGGAATACCAGCTAGTGATTCTTGACCACCCCAAGCTTCGCAAGGATAAACATAATTTGAACCTTCTTCAAATGGCTCATCAGTAATTCTAATTTGATATACATCTGGACGTGGTCCAGCAATAACGTGCATTGCAGTAAACCATTTTTCAGCAAATACCAATTCGAATTTACTACGAGCAATACCAACACCTACTGTATTAGTATCAACAACTGCACCAAAAGCACGTGCTTCAACAAGAGGAATATTTCTCTCGTCAGAACCAACTACTTTCCATACGAAGTCATCTGCAGTATTTAATACTTTCTCAGGGAATAAAGACAAAGTTGTATCTAAGTTTTTCATTCCTGAACTTTGAAGTAACACAGTAGTTAACGGTGATACTAATTGTGGTTGAGATCCGAAGATAGCACCGATGTGATTTTTTAGCGTCAAGCCAGACCAAGCTTTACCTTTGGTCATTACAAACTTCCCTAAAGACATAGTTTTTTTGTTTTAATTATTAATATTGTTTTTGTTTAGAAGACAAGTTCTGAACCAATACCGCCGTAACTTGGTGGATCTTGAAGATAGTCAGGAGTCCCGTTATCTTCGAATCTAGTTTTTCTAAGCACTTTTTCTAAATTTTTTACAGCTTTAGAAGTTACTGTTTTTGATATGCTTGATAAATCTGAAAAACCATTTGTTAATTCATAAAGGTAATACATCTTTGTATCGAACTCAATAGGATTGACTGCTCTGTTTTGCATAAACTTATTTTGCATTTCGCCAGTAGTTGGATTTTTAGAAACAACTTCTGTCATACTTTTAAAAACTCTATCCTGTAGAGCTTTAGTATTTGGTAGACCAGTGATGACTTCTTTAGAACTATATATAGTATTTTTAATTGCGTTATTAATACTTTCTTGTTCTGCAGCTTGATCGGCTAATTGTTGTGTATATCTGACTCTTTCTTGTTGTTCTGATCTAGCTTCAAATTCCTTTAAACTTTGAGCTGATTCAAGAGCATCTTCAATAACCATGTCCTCGCCTAAATCAATTGTCTTCCTTAGTAATTTTGTAGCTCTTTCTTCTGAAAGACCTTGATTGATATAATCTCTAAAAATAATATCCTTAGCTACATCAAGATTATCTTTTAGATAATCCTCATCTATATTAGACAACTCTAATTGAGTTCTTCTAGATACAGCAATCTTATTAAGGTCTAAGTTCTGTAAATACTCTTCAAGTCTTTGCTCTGCCTGCAGATCAATTTCTTTTTTAAGAGCTCCTACAAAATCTTCAGAAGTCTTAATATTTTCAGAAGACTCTAACGAAGGAATGATTCCTTGTTCAAATAGAACGTTTGAGATGGAAGAATACAGGTTGGGAGAAGAATCTACATCGGATTCATCCTCTTCGTTATTTTCGTCTTCTTCCCCACCTACGCTCTCTGGATTTTCTTCCTCGATAGGGTTATTATTTATTTCGCCTTCTTCACCTTCGATACTACTATCTGCTGGCTCGTCGTCGAAATTTTCTTCATAATTATTATAGTCTAAATTCAATTCCATTCCAGAACCGAAGATATCCATTGATTCATCGTTTACTTTCATTATTCTCCCCTTTTAATTTATAAAGTACAAATATAATCTTTTTATATATTAAATACAATAAAAAGTTAATTTATTTTTAATTATTTTATATTACGTAATAGCATTTTATTGCTTTTTATACTGATTTCTTTTTAATCCTAGCTATAGATTGATCAACTGTTTTAGCTTTCATTTGATCATTATGCTTAACCATATCCTGATCTAATGACTTCATTTTAGCAATTTGATCAGCTTTTGCTTTCTCTATATCTAAATTAAACTTATCTCTTTCTAGTGGACTTTCAATTCCATCTTCAGAATCAACAGTATCTGTATCCCCTACAGCTTTAGTAAGTTCAGCTACATATCGCTTAGTTGCATCTTCTCTTTGAGATATAGTATCTTCTAATTGAAGTTTTTGCATCTCTAATTGTTGAGCCGCTTGATTTGCTGCTTGTTGAGTTTCATTAGCTTGTTGAGAAGCTTCTGATTGTCTTTGATGCATTTGTTCTTCACCATCCTCTAATCTTCTTCTCATATCTGATAATGAAGGGCTAAAGTATATATCCATTATAGTAGATAATGATCCACCATTTTGAATAAATGCTTGAGCATTTGATTTTATCATTTGCTCTAACTCAGCTGTTTTAGAACTAGAAGTTATAACTAATCCATAATCATTGTCAGAAAAAGTTTCTCCATCTATATTTAATATCTCAATTGATTGATCATCAAGTATGTTCTGAACTTTAAGATTTTTACCTTTTAAAGCAACTTTAGCCGTTTCTAAGAAGCACTCTAGTACTCTTATCTTACATTGCTCGTGCTGCATAAACCAGTATTCAGTAATATGTGATGATTGATTTACAGATCTTTCTACACCACCAACGGTCTCTCTATTTTCTATTTGACCTTGACGTTGAGCAGATACTCCTGCAATCTCACCCATTTCCATCTTAATGAATTCAAGTAACTGTATGTGTTGTTGAATATAAGAACCAGTCTCCATATCCATAACACGTCCGCCTTGAGTATTCATTGACCCAGCTAATTTACCAGTCGAAGCCCCTTGATTACCCTCTTTAAATGAATCTATTACTGCTATCTTATTAACGACAGCAAAGTGCATCCATTTTTCAACTTCCCAGTTTTCAGGTATCTTAGCTATATCTAATTCAAATATTTTACCGTAATTAGTTGCAATAGCTTTATTTAATCTATCCCAAATAACATCATACATATATTGATAGTTTTTACATCTATCAACTAATGACACTGCTTTAGATTGATTAGTATTATATATCTGACCAATAATACCTGCGTGACAATAAGAAGGATTGTATATTTTGTTATATTGAATTTTACGAGGTCTGATGTTTAAATAAATATCTTTACCTATTTTTACACCTTCCCAAAACTCATTAACCCACATACTTTTAATTTCTTCCCCTCTGTCTTTATCAGCTATGTATTCTTCAGAAGCAATTTTATATTGCTCTTCACCCATTTCATCATAATACTTAACTTGTTTTATAAGTTTAATAGATTTCCAAAACAATTTAAATACTCTGATATTACCAGTATCATCTGTATAATTAGAACCAAAGAAGTGACCATTTAACTCCGCTAAGTTGAAGATAGTATCATACATCCCCTCAACACCTGTATTCAATGCATCTCTAAGTAATACGTGATTATTCTGATCATCTGAATAAGAACCTTTAGAAGATGTTGTACTATATTCCATAATATAGTCTATGTCTTCAGGCTTTAATTCGTCGTGATATACATCTATAATTTTATTAGGAGACCAGTGGTCTTGTATAATTATAATAGATGAATCCTCTATTCTATCTGAATTACCAGATTTAACGGAGTGAACTTTCAATGAGTTTAATTTAAACATCACTGGTTCATCATTAACTATATCACACTGATATATTTCTTCTCCAAATATTAAAGCATCTTTAAATCCTTCGGAGAATGTTTTATCAAATCTTTGTTCTTGGGTGTAGTGTTTTAATATTTGATTAGCCATCTTCTCACGAAGATCTTGCCAATTGTATTTCATATACTTTTCAAGATCTTTAAGCTTTTGCTCTAATTCTTTATCAGTATAATTTCCGCTATACATTTCACTAAGTTTTTGAAATAAGAATTTCTTCTTATCTTCTTCCTTCATAGTTATTGCATCAGGATTTGTAACAATACAAGACCAGTCGAATCTACGTTTAATTTCTTCACCAACTAATAGATCTATTTTAGGAACCATTATTGGGTGATGAGGTAAATTGTCTGGAACAAAACTAGCGTCTATTTGATTAGGATTAACTACGTTAGTTAAATCTCTAATATCTACAACTCCGTTATATAGGTTTAAGTTTATAATCTTATTCTGTAAGCTCTTTCTAACTCTTTCATTATTATAAAAAGAATGTCTGTCTCCGTAGTTTACATTATCCTCTCTCCATTGTTTATCCTTTTTATTATAAGGTAATCTTTGTCTTGGCAGTACTAGATTATTAATTCTTGGACCTTCCATATTTTGTATATTAAATTATATTTATATTGCTAACTAGCAAATATACGAATTATAAAATAGTTATCGATATAAATATCATATTATTTTACTTTTTTCTATATTAAGTAATAGCATTTTATTGCCAATTGTTGTTTTGTATAGGCTTGTAATTCTTGTTGAAAAAGTTATCTGCAGACGCATTAGTTATTTTCTTATCTTGATTGCCTTTAGCAACAGCAGTTCTTTTAACCCTATCTTCTCTTAAGATAAATAACATTCCAGCAGCAGACACTCTATCAAAGTTACCATCACTATTCCAGGCTATACATTCTTCTACATAAGGAATACTTCTAAGCCTATGCATATTTAACCTTTCATCTTCATCATCTCCGTGAGCTTTGCTTTTCATCCATTCAGCTTGTAGCATTCTTCCCCAGCTATTAATTTTAGCATTAGCGTGAGTTCCTTTAGCTTTATTTCCATATAGATTAGTCGCTTTAACCATATCCATATCTTTTAATATTTGAGGAACATCTGCTAAGTAATGTAAACAGTTCTTACTGTCAAAATAACTAAACAATCCTTTTAAATTTGATTCATAGTTTGCTTCTGCGTTATAAAACTTTAAACATCTTAATGCTATTTCATAGGCTTCATTAGCTAATCTAGGTCTACCAGAATATTCAGCCACTATCCTATCTGTAAATAAATCCATTATATGAATACTAAATAACGAACCCCCTGTATCAGAATCAATAGGGTCAATCCCTGCTATATATCTACCTCTTTGAATATCTCCTTGAGCATTTTTTCTAGGCATTTCAAATATTTCAAGACAACCAGTTCTATTATTATCAGAAGAGTCATATGCTCTTAATGGACTTAAATCTGAATTAGGTTTCCACTCAACTTCACCTATGTTGTTTAATAACAATTCTCCAACATAATGTTCAGCTAAAAATGACTCTTGTTTTGGAGCTATACTTTCAAGGTACTCTTTTAAGTCAGCTACAGGAAACATAGTTCCTTCAGTTCTCATTACAGCTTCTTGTGGAGTGATAGGCTCTTCAGCTTTCTTCTGTGTAATAGCGCTAGATTCCGATGAACTATATTTTACATCAAATCTATCTATTAGTATCTCTACCAATGCTTTTATTACATCAGGCTCTCCATTTACACTATCATAACATCCATTACGATTTAAATAAGCTCCCCAAAAGAAAGAACATAAACTTTCTCCATTAGTATTTTTATCAAAGACATTCTTTAATGCATATATGTTATAAGCACCTGGCTTATAGAACAACTTTTCAGAACCAGCAAATGATGCTCCCATTGTACCGCCAGTACCACCAGCAAGCATAAATCCAAATGCAACATCACCATCCTCAACCGCTTTTCTATTTACGTTCCAAGCTTTTTCAAGATTATTAAATAGACCGTCTTCTTCGTAATGAATTAAAGGGCCCCTAATACCCCTAGCCTTGTCTGGATTATCTTTTAATGATATACCAAATATAGATGATAAATTACCCTTACGAGAACCATATTCGTCTAGATAGCCAAGCTGTAATTCCATAGCCTTTTTACCATCGACAATTCTATTCTTTGCTAAAGGAGTATGTTCTCCAATCCAGTCTAACGTATCGAGAATCTTACCCCAGATTCCTTTATCACCTGAAAGAAACGTTTTATCTGATGCCAGATGAAAGTTAGGATTACCTGAACCTGGATATACATACATATTACGAGGAGACTCAGAAGCATTTTTAAAACTAAAACCAATTCCCCTAGTTTTGAGGACTTTACCGTGTTGACCATTATCTTTTGCTTGTTGTGTGTAGTGAAAATATAGATAGTCTCCGAGCCAAGCTTTTGCAAATTTCTTTACACGCTCACCTTTAGTCTTCTTGTTTTCTGATTTTAAACCAACTGTTTCTACTAACCATATTGGGCTATAGTTCCAGTAGAAATACAATGTTCCAGGAATCCATTCTCCGTCGGATTCCCTGACAACACCGTGTTTCCATTTATATAATTCATCTTTCCAAAACTGAGCATACTCTGATTTTGGATTTGAATTTCTTGGTATATTAGTATACCTTCCATTTTTCTCAAAAAATATAGCTGGTTGTCTGAAGTAATCCATATCCTCTAATATGTGAGGATTAGTTAAATCAACACTAACTCTGCCATCTTTATAGAATTCATCTTCTCTTGGCTTATCTTTACAGAACCCTCTTTCTTCTTCAGAAGTTATAAGATTTTGTATAAACTTGACGCTTGATATGTATTCTAACAGCTGGTCATATACTTCTTTTGGAATTTCTTTATTATCAAGCATCTTCCTATAATACGATATAGGTGTTTGATAATCATTAAGTCTATTTAAGTCCATTGGCGTTCGTTCAACACAACAGTATCTGTTGATAGTATTGTTTTAGCTA